TTTCTCAAATTGGAAATGACAAAAATGGTTATCCCATAATTGAGTATTCCAACGGGGAACCGGTTATTGAAGATATCGTATTTTATGAGCTTCCATATTTAAAGGATGAAGTTAGTAGTTTAATGCATTGGTTAAAAGATAGAAAATGATAATAAGATTATTTGATGTTCAAAATGGTAAAGCAATTCCAACTGAACATTGCTATATACTGGATTCCTTAAAAGCCGTTATGGAAAGTTATCCGGAAACGTATATGTCTGTTTATCAGTATATATTTTATATGACCTGCCCTAATCCAGATATGAATCCTTTTTTTAATGTACCTGAAAGTGAAAAAGAAGAATTAATCATTGAAGCTGTATTATTGGAAGAATCTCCCGAAGATGAAGTAATTTTAAGGGCTATTGCAACATGTAATAAACTTTATGAAACACCTACATACAGAGCTTATAGAGGTATTAAGTCTATGTTAGATAGATTAGCTAAATATATGGAAACAACAGCTATTGAACATGGTCGAGATGGCAATATTAATTCACTTATAAACGCTGCAGCAAAGTTTGAACAAATTAGAGCATCGTATAAAGGAACTCTAAATGATATGAAACAAGAACAAGAAAGTCATGTTCGTGGTGGTCAAGGTTTAGCTTATGATCAAATTTAATTTATGGCGTATTTAAATCATAATCTTCCATTGACACCTTGCTTTATCCGCAATGAGTTTTTGTTTAACCATGAGCGTGGTTATGGTGAATATACTGTGGCAAACATACATACTGTTGCATCAATAGAAGGAATGGTACCTTTGTTTGAGGCGTTTTTAGAAAATGGAGTTAATTGGACTCGCCGGCCTATTCATGCTTTTTGCTGGAAAAAAGATGCAGAAGTTTTACCGCTCAGTGAACATGTTTACTGGGATAGTTTTAGTCCGTACATTGATGTGCAAGTAAGAGCACGGTTGTATCCATTAAGTGCTGAATTGCGATCTATTAGTGGGGTTAAAAGATTGGGTGTCTATATGTTTACACTCGATTGGTCTCACGAAAACAAAACAATGTTGGACACAAATTTTTCTGAAACATATGAGCATAAATGTGGGCATGTGTTTAAAATGGATAATGGCAACTATTTTATTTATCCCAATAACAGGATTGTTTGGATTGATAAAGCTTACACATTTAACAGAATTAATAATAACCCAGGTTATAAAATTGACACGAATTTGTACACTGTTGATTCTAGTCGCGGTTATTCTACAGATAGTAGTTATATTACAGATTTTAATACAGAAACAAAACTATGATTTTATTTAAAACTTCAATTAGAGAATCAAACGGCAAGGGATTAGGTTTGTTTACTGATGAGTTTATTCCAAAAGACTCATTGGTATATAAAGATAGTACTAGCAAAATTCATAAAAATGATATCCAAAAGCTAAGTGCCTTTTCAACTTTATATATTGAAACTTACACTTGGAATGTGGGTGATTATGTATATTATACTGTGGATGATACTATGTATATTAATCATGCCGACAATCCATCTGTTGACGGTGCCACTGGAAAGGCTCTACGAGATATTAATGTTGGAGAAGAAATTACAGAGCATTATTCTACATTTGATCCTACTTATGATACGTATAAACATTTATTAAAGCCTTAATTATGAGTAAACATCCTAAATTAATTTTTTGTTATTGGGACGATTGCCATTTTATAAATGAAGGAAATAAGAAAAAATATAAAATAGTAAAAGATGAAAAACCAAAAGATAACCCCGATAGGGAAAAAGATCCTGATACTGGAAAAAAAACCTGAGCAATTTTTTCCAGGCACTAAGATTATTATTCCGGATAATGTCCGTGAAAAAACCTATCAAGGCCACGTAGTTGGCATTGGTAAAGAAATTTCTGACATTAATGTTGGAGATTTAGTTCAGTATGTTGATTATGCTAATGCACAGGAAATGTACCATGATGGTGTAAAACATCTACTAATTTCTCACGCTGATATTCTAGCTGTAATTACAGATTTTAGTGATTAGAGTTATACCCACATACGAGAATAACACATGGACCGTCACAAAATTTGATACGGATCAGGAGTTTATTGATTTTATACTTTCTATATTTAAAGTTCCTGGTGAATATGCCTTTGATGAAACATCTTGGGCATTTAATGAACAATCTAAAAATTTTGAGAGTCAGGGTTTTTACTGTGCTGCTCCATTTAGATCTAAAGATTTTAATTATTACTGGGATGATCAAAAGGAAAAGTGTAGAAAAGGAGTAATTTTTAAAAACAATGGTAATTTTTGGTACCTTACTAGGGATTATTATATGTGGCTTAACTTTCTTCCTATTTATGATAAGGAAGAAAAAAAGTATGGGTTTGCTAAAGTAAGGGACGCTCAATATCATATGGCTTTGTATGAGCTATTAGCGGAACTAAATTACAAGCATGTAGCAATATTAAAAAAACGTCAGATTGCATCTTCTTACTTTCACATGGGTAAGATTATAAACACATATTGGTTTGAAGAGGGTAGCGTTTGTAAGATTGGTGCAAGTTTGAAAGATTATATAAACGATAAAGGTTCATGGAAATTCTTAGACGAATACAAAGACTTTCTTAATGAACACACTGCTTGGTACAGACCAAGCAATCCCGAAAAGGTTTTATTATGGCAGCAGCAAATTGAAGTAAGGGTTGGTAATAGAAAAACAACAAAGGGTTTAAAATCTAAAATACAAGGCACTTCATTTGAGAAAAGTCCAACCACCGGTGTTGGTGGACCAACGACATATTTCTTTCATGAAGAAGCGGGTATTGCGCCAAAGATGATGGAAACCTATGAGTATTTAAGACCGGCAATGTCATCTGGCCAACTTACAACTGGTATGTTTATTGGTGCTGGTTCTGTGGGTGATTTGGAACAATGCAAGCCACTCAAAGACATGATATTAAATCCCACTAATAATGATATATATGCTGTTGAAACAGATTTAATTGATGGGGATAATACTATTGGTTTAGCCGGTTTATTTATACCTGAACAATGGTCAATGCCTCCGTATATTGACGAATATGGTAATTCTTTAGTATCAGAGGCGCTAGAAAGTATTTATAATCAAAGGGCTAAATGGAAGCTAGAATTAAACCCAGAGCAATATCAACTTAGGATATCTCAGTCCCCAACTAATATTGCTGAAGCTTTTGCTTACAGAAAAGAATCTATATTTCCCCAAGGTATTATTACAAAGCATCTTAAGAAGATAGAAGAAAAAAATTATCCTTATGAGTGCATTGAATTAGAAATGACTAGCAGTGGGCTTGAAGCAAAAAGAAGCAACAAGCTTCCTATATCACAGTTTCCTATAGATAAGCAATCTACGGATAAGTCTGGAGTATTGGTTGTTTGGGAAAGACCTGCTAAAAATTCCGGGTTTTTAAATTACTACGCATCTGTTGACCCTGTTTCAGAAGGTAAAACAACCACATCTGATTCTTTGTGTAGCATTTATATTTATAAAACGGCTACAGAAGTTAGGCGTGAAACCCCGGATGGCTATGAATCTTTTATAGAAAAGGATAAAATTGTTGCTGCCTGGTGTGGCCGATATGATGATATTAATAAAACACACGAGCAATTAGAAAAAATTATTGAATGGTATAATGCTTGGACTGTAGTGGAAAACAACATATCCCTTTTTATTCAGCACATGATATCGAAGAAAAAGCAAAAGTATCTTGTGCCAAAGCATCAAATTTTATTCCTAAAAGATTTGGCATCAAATACCACTGTTTATCAAGAGTATGGTTGGAAGAACACAGGTACTTTGTTTAAAAGTCACCTTATTTCTTACGCCATTGAGTTTTTAAGGGAAGAAATTGATAGCGAGCTTGATTCTGAGGGGAACATTATTAGTACTACGTTTGGTATTGAAAGAATTCCGGATCCAATGCTATTAAAGGAGATGCTAGCTTATCAACCAGGTGTAAACGTTGACCGGCTAGTTTCTTTTTCAGCTTTAGTTGCTTTTGCTAAAATACAGCAGTCAAATAGGGGATTTACCAAAAGAAATGAAGAAGATAATACAAAGAACTTGGAAAATCAGAAAAATTTGTATAAATTAAAGTATAGTCCGTTTAAAAATTTGGAAAAGAGGGGATCCACAATTTCCAGTAAAGTTTCTAAATCGGCTTTTAAAAATTTTAAATAATGAAATTATATAACGCACTGGATTTAAAAAAAGGGGCTAAGGCAGAAGACTATCAAGCTACATCGAGTCTTACACAACCAGTTCAGTTTTTACCTCAAAATGAAAAAAATGATGATTGGGCTGCTTGGAACATAGACTGGCTTGAAATACAGGGTGTTGAGTTTTTGAGAATGAATTCAAGAAAACTACTTAAAAACTATAAACTTGCTAGAGGAATTATAGATAAAACAGATTACATTGTTTCAGATGATAATGATTACAGTGATGTGCTTGATGTTTTGACAAAAGAAACTGAATCTGCTTTGGAGCTTAAATTTTATCCTATTATTCCAAATGTGATTAATGTATTGTCCGGTGAATTTTCAAAAAGGTACAATGGCATTCAGTTTAGGGCTGTTGATGATACGTCTTATAATGAGATGTTAGAGCAAAAAAGAATGCTTATTGAGCAAAATTTATTGGCTGATGCACAGTCTAAGCTTATTGCTAATATGATTGAAATGGGGATGGATCCTGAGAGCGAAGAGGCTAAACAAGCAATGTCCCCTGAAAATATTAAGTCTTTGCCTGAGATTGAAGATTTTTTTAAGAAGGATTATAGGTCTTTAGTTGAAGAATGGGCATCTCACCAGTATAAAGTTGACGAAGAGAGATTTAAAATGCAAGAGCTAGAGGAAAGAGCCTTTAGGGATATGCTTATAGTAGATAGAGAGTTTTGGCATTTTAAAATGCTTGAAGATGATTATGATATTGAGTTGTGGAATCCGGTTTTAACTTTTTACCACAAATCTCCTGATAATCGTTACATATCAGAGGGAAACTTTGTTGGTAAGATTGATTTAATAACTGCAGCTGATGTTGTTGATAAGTATGGTTATTTAATGACTGAGCAACAATTAGTTTCTCTCCAAAATATTTATCCTGCAAAATCAGCTTTATATCAAGTTAATGGCTATCAAAATGATGGTAGTTATTATGATGCCACTAAATCTCATGAATGGAACACAAATTCACCGGGCCTTGACTATAGACGTTTTGTGAGTAATTGGACTAATGACCCAGCTGCCGGTGGAGATATTTTGAGCGCTATTTTAAAAGAGGGTGACGATATTTCAAATTGGGGTGAAAGATATTTGATGAGAGTGTGCACAGTTTATTGGAAGACACAACGAAAATTAGGTCATTTAACTAAAATAACTGCGGAAGGAGAGGTTATTCAGGAAATTATAGATGAGAACTTTAAAGTCACTGAAAAGCCTATATATGACACGTCATTGTTTAAAAATAAAACAAAAGAGAATCTATTAGAGGGTGAGCATATTGACTGGATTTGGATTAATGAGGTTTGGGGTGGAGTTAAGATTGGGCCAAACCTACCTTCTTTTTGGAGATCTAATATATCTAATAATGTTAGTCCTATTTACTTAGGTATAAATAGAAAAAAACCTGGTAGAATTCCTTTTCAGTTTAAAGGTAGTCATACTTTGTATGGGTGCAAGCTTCCTGTTGAAGGTCGTGTATTTTCGGATAGGAATACAAAATCAACATCTCTGGTTGATTTGATGAAAGCCTATCAAATTGGTTACAATATGGTAAATAACCAAATTGCGGATATATTGGTTGATGAACTTGGTACTGTTATTATGTTTGACCAGAATGCTATTCCTAGGCATTCTATGGGAGAGGATTGGGGTAAGCATAACTATGCCAAAGCTTATGTGGCAATGAAAAATTTTCAGATGCTTCCTTTGGATACATCCATTACCAACACTGAAAACCCATTGGCATTTCAACATTATCAAACTCTAGATCTTGAACAAACAAAAAGATTGATGTCAAGAATTCAACTTGCTAATTACTTTAAGCAGCAAGCTTTTGAGTCAATTGGTGTTAATGCTCAGAGACTTGGGGGTGCTATTGCCCAAGAAACAGCTACCGGTGTGACTCAAGCTTTGAATCAGTCATACGCGCAAACTGAAATTTACTTTAATCAACACTCTGATTATCTGATGCCTAGAGTTCATCAAATGAGAACTGATTTGGCTCAGTTTTACCAGAGCTCAAATCCTAGCATTAGACTTAGTTATATTACAAGTGAAGCTGAAAAAGTTAATTTTAGTATTAATGGTACAACATTGTTACTTAGAGATTTTAATGTTTTTGCTACGACAAAGACTAACCATAGGTCAGTTTTGGATCAACTAAAACAACTTGCAATTCAGAATAATACAGCCGGCGCTTCAATTTATGATCTTGGTAATATCATTAAATCTGAATCTATAGCTGAGATTACAACCGCTCTTAAAACTTCTGAGGCAAAGCAAAATGAACTTAGAAATAAAGAGCTTGAGAATCAAAGGCAAATGCAAGAACAGCAGTTGCAAGCACGTGCAATGGAGAATCAAGAGAAAATAAATTTTGAAGCTTCTGAGAATGAAAAGAACAGGCAGAAAGATATTATAGTTGCTGAAATTCGTTCTGCAGCTTTTGGATCTGGTCAAGATGTTAACCAAAATATGGTTTCTGATTACAAAGATGCAATGGGTGAAATTCGTAAAACCACTGAATATCAGGAACAAATGAATTTTAAACGTGAGGAAAATGCCACTAAAACCGGTATTGAAAGGGAGAAGTTAAACGTTGAAAAAGAAAGATTAACTACCCAACGTGATGTTGCCCAAACTCAGCTTGAAATAGCTAGAGAAAATAAAAATAAGTATGATTCAAAGCCAAATAAAAAATAATTAATGTTTAACGAAAAAAATATTTTTGTCATAGCTATATGATGTAAAATATTTTTTTTGTAAAAAATTTTATAGGTTTAATTTGGAAATACTTTTTTATATTATATACATAACCAACAAACCAAAAAATATATGAGTGCACAAGAAATACAAACTAAAGTTGAAGTTTTAGATCTAGACATAGATCAGCTTTTCGGTGGAACTGCTTCTGCTGAAAGCATTACTGTTCCTGATTCCGGAACCGGTTCAGATAAAAAGTCTGTTAATATTTTTTCTAAAGCAAAACCCGCAGACTTTTCATTTACTGAACCAATTGATGATGGTAATAAAGAGATTACAGATGATAAATCTAATGCTGCATCAAATACCGAATTAAATGATAAGTTAGATAAAAATGAAACTACTAATGTAGATGATTTTGATTCTTTTACTAAAGATGATGATAAGACTGAGAATAGAGGTAGAAAGAAAATTGAAGGTATTGCAGATGTGTTTAGCAAACTAATTAAGGATGAAAAAATTGTTCCTTTTGATGATGATAAACCATTTTCTGAATACACGCTTAAAGATTGGGAAGAATTGATTGAAGCTAACTTAGAAGAAAAAGCTAATCAAACAAGACAAGAAACCCCAAAACAGTTTTTTGAGTCCTTGCCTGAGGAGTTGCAAATTGCAGCACGTTATGTAGCTAATGGCGGTACAGATCTTAAAAGTTTGTTTCAAACATTAGCTCATGTTGAAGAAACTAGGGATCTTGATGTAAAAAATGAGAAGGACCAGGAAAAGATTATTAGAGATTATCTTCATTTCACCGGTTATGGTAGTGAGTCAGATATTGAAGAAGAAATTGAAGTTTGGAAAGATTTAGGAAAACTTGAAGCCCAAGCTAATAAGTTTAAGCCAAAGTTGGATAAGATGCGCGAAGAAGTTGTGGCTAAAAAGCTTGAGGAACAGGAACTTAGGAGAAAACAACAAGAAACTGCATCACGCAGATATGCGCATAATGTTTATGAAACATTGAAGAATGGAGAGTTGGGTGAAATTAAACTAGACAAAAAAACACAAAACATGCTTTTCTCTGGTTTAGTTGAACCAAATTATCCATCGGTTAGTGGAAGAAACACAAATTTATTGGGTCATCTTTTGGAAAAATACCAATTTGTTGAGCCAAATTATTCTTTGATTTCAGAGGCGCTTTGGTTGCTATCTGACCCAGATGGGTACAAGTCTAAAATTATGGAAAAGGGATCGCAGAAGGCCGTTGAAGCAACTGTTAGAAAACTTAAAATAGAACAGGCAGCTAATAGCTCAAGTTCTACAGGAGTATATGATAATGAAGAATCAAATAACAAGAGAAAAATACAGAGACCGAATAACTTTTTTAAACGCTTTTAACCTTTAACAATTAAACAAAAATAAATTATGGCAACACCAGTTTTAAACAATGGAATCTTCCTGAGGGATACTAACTACAAGGCTAGTTCTCACGTTGATTCATATCACCTAACTCAAATGTTGGGTAGCGCAGAACCTATGGATATGGGTCCTGTTGATTTGTGGGCAATGACTCAAAAAGTTGAAATGCCTTTGTACCAAATGGCTTCTTTCGGCGGTAAGAACACTATTCTAGTGGACAACGCTCGCGGAGAATACAAATGGCAAACGCCTATTGCACAAGATCTTCCTTTTATTGTTTTGGATCTTGATTCAGCTAACACTACCAAAGGTATTGATGGCACCACCTTCGCTATTAAACTTTCCAAAAGATCTTTTGGTCATGGTGATATCATCACTTATGATAAGTATAATGGTGTTGAATTGTACGTGACTGCTGCAGATATTATTTCTGCCGGTGACGGTTTTATTTACACTGTTCAGTTGGTAAATAACAACAATTCTGCTGTTCTTGCAAATAAGTATCTTGCGCCTGGCACCAAGTTTTTCCGCAAAGGTTCTGCCCGCGGAGAATATGGAGAGCGTTTCTCTGATATGGAGACTGGTTCCGGATTCCGTGAGTTTTATAACTTTGTAGGAGGAGCTGAAGCTCACGTACACTATTCAATTTCAAGCCGTGCTGATTTGATGATCAAAGGTGGTTTGAATGCAGATGGAACTGTACCAGTAACCGAAATCTGGAGAAACTTTAACCAAGATCAAAACAATCCTTCCGTTTCTTCAATTGAAGAACTTGTTGCTGCTATGGGTAAATCCGGTGCAAGACAAGCTTTTGAAAGCGGTCAGTTGTCTAGGACTTTTATCACTAATCTTGAAGCCGCCCACCTTAGCAAAATTGCTAATGACATTGAAACTTATTTGATGTGGGGTAAAGGTGGTAGGGTTAAGCAAGATGGTCCAGATGATCTTCGTCTTTCTGTTGGTTTGTGGAGTCAGCTTGACAATTCATTTAAGAGAGTTTACAACAAATCTTCTTTCTCTTTGGATATGTTCAAGTCTGAGCTTTATAATTTCTACCAAGGAAAAGTTGAGTTCAAAGGTCCAGATCCTCAGCGCAAGCTTGTTGTTCAAACCGGCATTGGTGGTATGCAAATGATTAACAAAGCAATTGCCGATGAAGTATATGGTTCTGGTTTGGTTCAAAATGCATCTGATATCGGAGCTGTTAATGGCAAAGGTATGGATCTTGATTTTGGATTTGCCTACACCAGCTTCACAATTCCATTTTTGGCAAATGTTAAGTTTGTTCTTAATCCAGCTTTTGATAATCTGCATACAAACGATGTAGAAAACCCATTGATTGATGGCCGTCCTTTGAGTTCTTATAGTTTCATTATTTTTGATGTCACCGAAAATGGTAATGATAACATCTATCTTTTGAAACTTAGCTGGGACAACCAATTGAAGTGGTTCTATCAAAATGGTACTATGGACTATATGGGTCGTACTCAAGGCTTTGCTTCTTCCGGAAACTTTAATGGTTACCGTGTGTACATGAGCCAGACCATGCCTGCTATTTGGGTTAAAGACCCAACCAAAGTCCTGAAAATTGTGATGCGGAATCCTGTTACGGGAGGTTCATTCTAAGATTTGTGAATCAAAAAAATGGGGAGGTCATAGAGCCTCCCCACTTTTTTTTTACTTAACAATTTAATTTAAATACTATGTCAATTTATAAAAAAGGACCTTTTAAATACATTTGGGAATTCACAAATGTAACTGTAAATAAATTTAATGAAGCTGCTATTGCGGCTGGACTGTTCAAGCAACCTGAATTTGGTACAGAAGCTTTTGCTGATGTACAAACTACTTTGGTTGCCAGATCTTACGCTGATAATGCTGCTGCAGTAACAGCAGGTTTGGCAGTTGGTCAACTTTATCTTAACACTACTACAAAAGCAATTACTGTAGTAACAGCATAAAACTCAAAAAACTTTTGCCGGGAAACCGGCATTAGGAATAAAAATTGTAAATAATTATTTACTTTTGAGTTCTAATTTAAAACCTAAACCAAATTAATATGAATGATTACACGATTGTAGAAAAGTACCAACAAAACAAAAACAAAACAATTGCAATTCGTCCTTATTTTGATTCAAGTAAGCAAAATATGGGCCTTGAAAATTATGGCATGGCTCTTTATGATGGTGTTTGGCACCAGGAATCATTGGCTTGCTTAGAACTTAACGGCGTAAAAAGATATGTGACAGGCTTAAATGAGTTTGCTCCAGAGATTAAAAGATTGCCGGCAGCTGAGAGAGAGGTTAAGATTAAAGAAATAAGAAAGACAGTTGCTCAATTGGAAGCTGAGCTTGCGGCAAATGTTATTGATCCGGAAGATAAAGATTTTTGGAACAAGGTCACTTTGCTTAAACCTGACAATGATAAATTTTGGTCTAAGATTTCATTGCGTTGCGGCAATGACCCTGTTTATTTAGATCCAGAAACAGATCCTTATGATCTCATTAAACTGTATGCTATAAATGCAGGTGGTTTTAGTATTGTTGCAAAATCATTGAAAGAAGCAAAAACTTCTTCAGATTCTCCTAAGTTTTACTTGGATCAGTTGCAAGAAACTGTAAATACAAGAACTGAATTGAGCAAGATTAGGAATCGTGCAATTGCAGAGCTTCAAAAGCTTTATGATACCAATACAAATAAATTAATGTATGTAGCTAAGGTTGTTGATATTAATAGTACACAATACACAAAGTCTACACCAAATGATATTTTGTATGAAAATATGGATTTGTTCATTAATGGTGAGGGTTCTGAATCAAACAAAATTAGAGCTGCTAAGCTGTTTTTGGAAGCTTCTGATTCTTCAATGGAAACTCTAAAGATTAGAGCTTTAGTTAAGGATTCAATATTCTACAGATTTATTGTTCCAAAAGCAAACGGTTGGATTGAAACTTTGGATGGTAATCAAAAGCTAGGTAAAAATCCAAGTGAAGTAGTTGAGTTTTTAAAAGATCCAATTAATGAAGAGATCCTTTCATCTTTGTTGAACAAAATTGAAACATATTGGGTAATTTAATTATATGAATAATCAAATTCTACGGTTAAAGTTAAAACAAAGGCTTAATAAACTTTCCAGTAATGACTATGATAATATAGAAAACTGGCAGATTATTGAAGCTTTTAATAAAGCTCAAGTAGAATGGGTTAGGCGGATGCTTCATGGAAATAATCTGTACAAAGAGGGAGATGAGTTTTCTAAAAGGCGAATTGATGATTTGCAAATTTTGCTGACCGAGTTAAAATTGGTTGGAACATCTAATGGTAAATACTTTGAAACAAGTAACTTTCCTCCCACTGATTATTTAGAATATAAGAGATTGAGCACTAATGCTTATAGTGAGTGCTGTCAAGATCCTAGGTCAATGACTGTGTATCTTGTTGAAGAAGCAAATATTAGTTTGTATTTAAGAGATCCATTGAAAAGACCTGATTTTGATTGGAGTGAAACTATTGCCACTTTGATTAATAATAAGGTTAGAATTTATGTGAGAGATTTTAATCTTTCAGATCCTGTTTTAACTTACTATAGGGAACCTGTAAAAATTCAGTTTAATGGTGTTTTAAATCCTTACACCGGTTTGATATCTTCTGCGGATGTTACATGTGAATTTAAAGATGATATTACGGAAGTTATTCTTGATGATACTGCAGCAATTATAGCAGGTGATATTGAGAATTTTAGTCAAATGCAAAGAGAACAGCAATCAGCAGAAAGAAATAACTAAAAATGGAATATAAAAGATCACTAAAATCAAAGTTAAAGTCTAGTTCAGAAGAGACTAATCAAACTGTTTTGAAAAGAACAAAACCAGCAAGATCTGCTGAAATGCAAAAGGTTGATACTATGACCGGCGCTTTAGTTTTGGAACTTATGAATGCTGCAACTAGTTTTCATAAACTGCATTTGAAAGTTACAGGGCCGGGTTCTTATGCGGCCCACAAAGCATTAAATGAAATTTATGATGCTTTGCCTGGGTTAGCGGATTCTATTGCTGAAGGATATCAAGGCGCATGTGAGATAATTTTGGATTGCAAAGCCGAACCATTAGTTTATCTTGAAAATGTGGATGATGCAATTGAATACTTGAGACAACTTAAAACGCAGATTTCTGATTTACAAGCTGTGATGCATCATAGTGAAATTACAAATTTATTGGATACTGTAAAAGATGCTCTTAATAGTGCAAAATACAAATTAATTTTTTTAGCTTAAATGTTTGAAAATTAAAAAAAATAGTTTATATTATATATGTGCACGGTGCACAAAATGTTTGTTTATAAAATTTAAATTAAAAAAAAATGTCGTACTTTAATCACTCTTTTTCCAAAGCATTTGTTGTAAATAGCTTTGCGGCTTCCGGTGTAAAAACATCAGCTTTTACTCCTGGACAGTTTGAACTTGTAAATGGAAATACTTGGGCATCCATTGCAGCTGCTGCAGCTGGAACTATTCCCACTGGTATTTTGTTTTATCTTGTTCAAGGTAGTTTTCATATTGAAGACAACATTGGTAATAATCCTGGTCATGGCGGGTACAAAGAATCCGTTAAGTCTAAGGGTATTAATCCAAGGTATGTCAGCAGATTGTGGTCTTCTGAGTGTGTAACTGCTACTGCAGCAACCACAAAAATTGAAGTTGGACCAACTTGTGCTCCATGTGGAACAAATTTGTTTTTGCGTTTGGATGTCAAAGGCGCTCCAGCATTGAGATTTTTGAATCATAATGCTTATGCAATTGGTGATAGTTCCGGAAGTTCTGCCGTAAATGTTGTACCTGGTAATTGCTGTGCAATTGACCAAGAGTATCTTGATCCAGCTGTTGCTTTGGCCAAAGCCGCTGCAATGTTGCTTGAAGATCCTATTATCAAGCCTTTTGCAATTGAAAAGACCGGTGGTGGAATGACTGTGAAAGTTGGTAGTGCAGCTGCTGTTACTTACACTATTCAACAAGTTTTGGGTTTGGCTTCTTCTGGAAACTACACTCCTTCTACTAATCCAGTTACTGATAACATCGTTGCTTCTGTTACTTTCCAAGGTGCTTATGTTGACACTAAGTTTGGTAATTGTTCTTTTGACACTCGCGACTATTATGGTAAAGAGCCTGTTCAGTTGATTGGTTCAATCTTGAATGAAACCGGTGATCCTTGTAATACTTGCGGTGTTGTGACAACTGTTCCTGGAACAATGCAACAAACTTCTGGTGAAACTGTTTTGAGGGATGTATTGCTAACCGAGGCTTACATGCAATCTCCTTATAATCAAGGCAATCCTGATTCTGCACGTATCCGTCAGATTGAAGGTTCTGATGATATTGTTACTGCAATTGATCGTGATGCTTTGTACAAAGTGTATTATATTCAGCATAGCATTCCAAGGCTGAACAATCCTTCTAGCACTTTTGATAATGATCAATATGTGTACAAGATTTATGTGAAGTGTAGTGCAAGTGCAACAATTACTGCAATGGATACATTGATGGGTAAAATTGCAACTGTTTGTACTTCGTCTGGTAATCCAATTACCTTTGAGACAAACATAGATTAATAAATTGTAAAATTGAAAAAAAGGTGAGTTAATTCTCACCTTTTTTTTTGATTTATGTTTTTTTTTAGTTATATTATAAGTATAACAAACTGTTAAATGTCTAGTAAACACATATTAAGCTTAGAAGTTCCTACAGTGGCAAACTGTGAGATTTTATCTATAAGGGATACTAGTCAATATTCTACTTTATTACCTATAGATTGCCCGGAGCTTTTAATCACTGTTCCTGGGTTTAATTCTTCAATTATAGTTCAGACTACTCCGAAGTTTTTTGTAAACTTAAATGCTTGTGATTTAGCTTTACAAACATCAGGGTGTAATGAACAAAGAGCTCCATTATCAGATGGTGTTTATATTATAAGATATAGTCTTTCTCCAAAGGACAAAGTTTATGTTGAGTACAATCATTTGAGAGTTACAAGCATTTTAAATGCATACTATAAGACTCTTTGTTGCCTTGATCTAAATAATTGTGAACCATTTTCGGAAAAAGCTGATTTGATTAAGGAATTGCAATACATTAAAACTATAATAGATGGTGCGGTTGCTAATGTTGAATACTGCAGTAGTCCATCAAAGGGCATGGATATGTATAATTATGCTCTTAACCGGTTAGATAAAATTATTTGTAAAAGTTGTGGATGTAATTAATTATGAATTGTAAACATTGCGATAAAGGTTTTAGTTGCGGTTGTCAAAAGACAACGGCTCAAGATGGGAGTCTTGTTCACAAGACTTGTTTGTCTGATTATGAAAAAAGCAAAAAGAAGTAAAATTTAAATGACTATAAATACAATACAAACAGAGAAAAGTTTTGGAGAAGCTGTTTATAGGAGCTTTAAAGAGAAGAAGTATGGAATTGCTTCATGCTGTTATATTGATTTAGAAAAATTAAAAATTAAAAAAGAACTTTGTGATTGGCAGAATATTTCACCTTGTGAATCAAGTTGTGGTGCCGGGGTTTCCACGGTTGTAAATGTGGGCCTTGTTGGAACAAGTGTTATCAATAGTTCTTGTGATTCAGACCAAAGTTGCCCTCAAGTTACAGCATGCCCAGATAATAATGTTTTAACTAGTATTTTAAATCAATTAAACGTTATACAAGATGAAATACAAAACATAAAGCCTGATTCCTATGTTTTTGTGCAACCTACACCGGCATCTATTTGGATAATAGAACATGATTTGAATAAATACCCAAATGTGTCAATTGAAGATTCAACTGGAGATGACGTTATGGGTCAAATATCTTATATAAATTTAAACAAAGTTCAACTAACATTTATAGTTCCTATTTCGGGAACTGCTTATCTGTCTTAATCTTTTAAATTAAAAAACTATGTCATTAAAAATTTTATCGCATATTACATCATTTAATATTGATATGCAAAAGAATCAACTGCAAAATGCAGTTGTTCATCCTTTAGCTTCCGCTCCAGCTAGCGCAGTGGCAGGTCAAATTTACTATAATAACGTTAGTGGTGATCTGCTTTTTTATAATGGTAGCACATGGGTTAGTTCTGCGGGTGTTACAAGTGTTACAGCAGGTAATGGTATTACTGTAACTGGAACCAACACGGTTACAGTTACTAATGCTACTGTAGGATTTACATCAACAACAAAAAGCGGTACTGCAGTAACTCTTACCAGCGCGTCAACAACTACACAACGGTTTACTGGTACTGGTAATCAAACCATTGTTTTACCAAATAATACTACGTTATATATAGGTTGGTCTGTTCTCCTTATGCATGCAGCTACCTCAGGGACATTAGCAATACAGTATAATGGCGGTACTGGTTATGCTAATTTAAGTGCCAATCAGATTGCTCGTTTTATTTGCACTTCTACTACGGCTGCACAAACTGAGTCCTGGCAGATCTTTTATGAAGGTAGTGATAATGCTACGGGCATTGGATCTCTTGTTTATTCCGATGGTCCTACATTTGTAGGTCCGATCCTTGGTACACCTGCTTCTGCTACTTTAACAAATGCTACAGGTTTACCTATTGTTGCTGGAACAACTGGTACTTTAACTGTAGCTCGTGGTGGTACGGGTGTAACTACTTTTACATCAAATGGTATTTTATTTGGCAACGCTGGCAATAATTTGCAAGTAACTGCAGCTGGCACACAACATCAGGTTTTGTTAGCAGGTTCTGGTGGAACACCTGCGTTTGGCGCACTTAACCTTTCTCAAGGGGCCGCAGTAACAGGCACTTTACCCATAGGCAACGGTGGTACTGGAAGTACTACAGGTTCTATTACGGGTAGTGGCGCTCTTACATTTACGGCTGGTGGAGCTGATAATAACGTTACCCTTGTTCCAACCGGAACTGGTAGTGTTAATGTTTCCAGCAAGAAAATTACAAATCTTGCGGAACCTACAGCAGCTTCAGATGCTGCTACTAAAGGGTATGTTGATGGTATGGCCCAAGGTCTTGATCTTAAGGCTTCTGTTTTTTGTGCTTCTACAGCTAATATAGCGGGTGTTTATAACAATGGTACGGCTGGAGTTGGCGCTACATTTACTCCTACAGTCCAAGCGGCACTTAGTCTTGATGGTGTTAGTGCTAACACAGTTGGTGTACGCGTATTAATTAAGGATCAAAGTACACAAACCCAGAATGGTATTTACGTAGTTACTGCAGCTGGCGGTCCAGGGGTTTCTCCAATTCTTACACGCGCTGATGACTTTAACCAACCTGCTGAAATACCAGGTGCTTTTACTTTTGTTGAACAGGGTACTACACAAGCTGATAGAGGGTATGTTTGTACAACAGATATCGGTGGTTTAGTTATAGGAACTACAAACATTACATTTACTCAGTTTAGTTCGGCTGGTTCATACACAGCATCTACTGGTATTACACTTAATGGTAATGATTTTCAGCTTGCCACCGGCAATGTTTTGTCTTTGTTTAATATTAGTACTGATGGTTTTATTGCCCGCAATGGATCGGGTACTGTAGTTGCACGTACTCTTACAGGAACAGCCAATCAGATTAGTATTTCCAATACTACTGGCGGTGGTAATCCTGTGTTTAGTTTGCCGCAGGATATACATAGTGGAGCTTCGCCAACATTTGCGGGTCTTACTATTAATGGTACCGTGACTATACGTGCTGCTGCTACTGCTACTGCGGCTACTCAGATTCCAATTTTTACAGCTGATCCTTCTTCCACTGCTAGAACATTAGTAACAAGAACTCCGGCTGAACTTAGGAGTGATATAGGCGCAATGCCTGAACCAGCCGGTAATGGTATTGTTGTTAGAACTGGGTCTCAGACATCAGTGAATAGAACTATTACGGGCACTGGTGGCGCTATTACCAGTAGTCCTGCCGGAGCTGGTGGCGGTATTATTGTAACTAATGGTGATGGTGTAAGTAATAATCCAACTATTAGTCTTAAATCTTATTCTGTTGCTGGTCCAAGCTCTGCGACTAATAGTTGGACCATTGATCATCAATTAAATAGTGAGGCTCTTATTGTCACGCTTAGAGAAGTTGGTGCTAACGGGGAGATGGTGTTAGCAGACACTATTTTTCTTGATAGTAATAGGATTACATTTAGTTTTGTGAATAGTCAAACTGCTAATACACTTAGAGTTAGTGTTCTCAGGGTTGATTAAACTTTTAATAGCAATTTATAGAACAGGTGCTTTTTTTAAGGCACCTGTTTTATATTTGTAATAAATACTAGTATGCCACTTAGAATACTTTCGTCTGTCCAAACTAGCGGGATATTAATTGCTCCGGAATCTACAACAAGTAATGCGGCTATTAGGATACCCCATGGTGTTGCTCCAACTTCACCTACGAATGGTGATATTTGGACAACTAGTGCTGGATTGCATGTAAGGATTTCTGGAGCTACTATTAATTTAGGTAGTGGTACAGTAACATCGGTTGGGCTTTCACTTCCCGCAATGTTTACCGTAACTAATTCACCGGTAACAACTTCTGGTACACTTACAGCAACACTCGCTTCTCAGACAGTCAACACGTTTTTGGCAGCTCCCAGCGGTTCTAGCGGTGCGCCAAGTTTTAGAACAATCGTTGGTGCTGATATTCCTATTACCTACACAGCATCTCTCAGAGCAAATGTTAACATTTCTGGTGGTGGTACAATTACTGTGAATGGATCCGGTTCTGTTTTGTGGAGTGAACGTTTCATCATCATATCCAATGGTAGAGGATCAAATTTTGGAACTTCTGGTTTTTTTGACATTACTTGTCCAATATCAGGAACAATTACAGGTGTTGGTGGCGCATCAAATAAAACCGCAACTGCCGCAGGTATTCCTTTAGAAAGCTATGAAGCAATTTATTATATACTGCCAATTGGTTCTAATTCTATAACTGTTAATGCTAACTTCAGGGTTGTTGGTTATACTTCTAATATTGACATTCCCCATGACTGGGTATTATTATGTTTACGTAATGGTGATAATGGAACATTTTATTTTACAGCAGGTTACACACTTCCTTTAAGTGGGTCTATTGTAACAGGAACCTATAATGCTCGCCGCGCCAACTTTGCAGATCAACTTACTACAGCACGCACTATTGGAGGTGTAAGTTTTGATGGTAGCGCAAATATTAACCTGCCAGGTGTAAACACTGCAGGTACTCAAAACACGACAGGTTCTGCCGCAACACTTACAACTGCAAGAACACTTACTATTGGAAGCACTGGTAAAACTTTTAATGGTTCTGCAAACGTAGCATGGACTACTACAGAAATAGGTGCTGAATTTCAAGCTCCTGCCGGTATCCCAAGAAATAATCTTGGTAACCCAACTGTCAGAGAAATGGCATTATTTGATGCCGAATTTGATAACAAGACAGATCGTTTTAATATCAGTAACGTATGGGTGGAAACATCTACAGATAATATTACTTGGACAGATGCTTCTCCCACAGATCAAAACAAACGCAGACTTGTTGGTGGTGACCAAACAGATTCAAGTCTTGTAATACCTTACGGCACACCTTACTTTAGAATACGTTTAAGGGCAGTTAACTATGTATATCTTAATGCCTTGTATATGTACTGGTCTAGTCAGGGGCATAATTCGCAAGTACAGATTTTTAAGAAGCATGATAGCGGTTCTTGGGTAGCTCATACTAATTCTACTGTAACAATTAATTCTTGGCCGGGTCATATTTTCTTACCTTTTGCAACTGAAATACCATGGCATCCGGCAGGAACATTAGGAACTCACTATAATGAAGTTTATGTTTTGTTTATTCCTACATGGAATGTTGCTTATCCAAGCAACAACATTGCGCTTTTTAGAATGCAGTGGTGGGGTGGTTATCCAGCTGGAAGAAGAAACCTTTATACTACAACAGAGTTTGGTGCGGCATTGTTTCCTAATACTGTTTCAGCAACTACTTTAACATCAACTGTTGCTACAGGTACAGCACCATTGACTATAACTTCCACTACTGAAGTAGCTAATCTAAATGCTGCGTTGCTCAATGGAGTTGCTTCAGCAACTACTAATACAAATAACACCATTGTAAGACGTGATGGTTCTGGTAATTTTAGTGCTGGTACAATTACGGCAAATAATTATGCAGATGCTACAGGTGCATATAATGTAAACTTAGGTTCTGGAGGTAGTGAAGGCCGTGGTTTAGTAGCCGGATATTCAGGTGGTAGTTATAGTGGTATAGGATATAATGTAAGGCACACTGTAACTGGTGCTACATATATAGCACCTAATGCAGATACGTCATCTTATTTACTTTTTAACGCAAGTGGGTTTACATTCTTTGGTGCTACATCGGGTCTTGCAGGACGAACTCTTAGTTACAAATCACTTGCAACTCTTAATTTTTCTGGTGAATTTGCCCCTGTAGGAACCATTATTGCTCCTACAGCTGCAAACAGTTTAGCCTCGATCAGACTTCCTCATGGAACCGCACCAACTTCACCTACAAACGGTGATATGTGGACTACTACTGCAGGACTGTTTGTAAGAATTAATGGCGCTACTGTTGGACCACTGGGTAGCGGAGGTGGTGGGGGTGGAACTGTTACTAGCATTACAGCAGGTACAGGACTTACCGGAGGTACAATCACAACTTCCGGTACAATTGCTATTGACCAAGGAGCACAGATTATTTCTACTAAGGCAAATAACGCAATCACAGGAGGTGGTCAGATTTATCTTAATGGTGCTACTGGTAATAGAATAGACTTTAACACTAACGGTGTTGCTGCTCCTGCGTTTACTACAAGAAGTGTCGGTACCAAAATTGTATTATATCCTTCGCTAACTGGTTCAGCAATGGACTATGCGTTGGGTATAAATACATCAACATTTTGGTTAAGTGTTCCGGGTAATGTTTCAAGTGACATATTTAGTTTTTATGGTGGAACTACAGAAGTATTAAGATTAACTGGTGACGGAAGACTTAGAACACTTGCAGGAACAGCGTTGTTACCTGCTATTTCACCAGGTCTTAGTGGCTTTGACCTAGACACGGGTATTTTTTTTCCAGCAGCAGATACCATTGCATTTTCAGAAGGTGGTGTAGAGGTAATGAGAATTGACAGCAGTGCTAGGGTGGGCATTGGAACATCATCCCCTACTTATACTTTAGATGTTAGTGGAACATTTAGAACCAATAATATAGCTTATGTAGGAGAAGATTTTACATTTACTTCAAACCAAAGACGTTTTTTGTTAGAAGCATCGGCTGATGGCATAGTAACATATACAAATAATACTACATCAGTATCAAATACAACTGGATTTTTAAGTGGTGAAATATATTTAGATGGAAGCCAACCTTATACAAATCATAGAGCTATAAACACTATTGTTACCTGTAGAAATACAAGTACTTCAAATGTATTAAGAGGATTTTATGCTTCTGGAAGAACTGGAAATAGTGGTGCAGCCAATAAAGTAACTGGTTTTACTGGTGGTGTTAATATAGAGGGCAGTGGTAATGTAACTGATGCAATTGCTTTAGAGGTTGAAATTTTTTCTCAGACTGGTAATAAAACAATAACAAACTTATACGGATTAAAACTTCAACCTCTTATTAACAGTGTTGGAACTATTACAAATACTTATGGTGTTTATATTGATTCTTTAACAGCAGGAACACAAACCAATGCTGCTTTTGGATTATATCAAGCCGGGTCAGACAAAAATTATTTTGCGGGTAATGTTGGTATTGCTACGACTTCACCAACAGAAAAATTGGATGTAGTAGGTGCGATTAGAACAAGTAGTGCTGCTAGTGCTATAACAGCCTCTGGGGCAACAATGTCTTATGAAGCTGCTGTTGGCGCATATTTTATGAGTGTGGGACCTAATGCCACAACAAGGGGAACATTTATCTTTAATCAAAGAGAATCAGATGCTGGGGGATCTAATAATTTTTTACAAGTTAATAATCAATGTCATATTTTTTTAGCACAAAGCAATGGTAATGTAGGCATAGGTGTATCCACGGCATCATCTCCATCTGCTCGTCTGCAAGTAAAAGGCAGTGGAGCAACATCCGGAACAACAGCCCTGAGAGTAGAAAACTCTTCAGGTACTGGGGCGCTTGAAATTATGGATGATGGTCAACTCAGAGTAGGTGCTGGTACAGCTTCTTTACCTTCTATTTCTGCAGGTCTGAACAGCAGTGATACTAACACAGGCATTTACTTTCCTGCCACAGATGCTATTGCACTTGCAACCGGCGGTACAAGAAGAATGCGCGCAGATGCTAACGGAGTAGGTTTTCATGTTGATCCTGCACACTGGATACATTTATCAACAGATCCAGGAAGTAGTAAATATCTTAATATTGATTCTACACAAAGTAGTAACTCACCACTTGATTACACTTCAAGTGGGGGTAATACTATAAATAAAGTAATTGGAATTACTCAAGATAGTAATGTATTAGGTACACCTGATTATTGGATGGAAATTAAACTTGATGGAGTTATTGTTTTAGTTCCTTGCTATACACCGTATGTTCCGTAACTTTAGTGGGTGATCGTTGAATTGTCTTTACCAAATTAATATTTTTATTGTAATTAAATCTTTTGAAATACTTAAAACTTATAAATCTTAAATTTAAAATTATGGCCATTCAAGCAACATCACCTATTGTTTACAACTATGGGACTTATCAAAATCCTTATTTTCGTTTGGTACCACGTCTTGCAGCAGACGGAATTACAATTCCTGTAGACTGTTTTATGTACCCTTCTAAAGAAGCGTACTTAGAAGGTACATATCATCTTGCCTGCATTCCAGTTTATATTTCTGTTTCAGACGAAACAACCAATACTGCTGAAGGTATAGTTAATAAATATCTTTTGTATGTTTCAGAACAGGTTGTGATTAAACTTCAAGAACTATATCCGGAATCTAGTTTTGAGATTGTTGAAATTCCAGAGGAAAAACTTGCAACCAAAAAATCTAAAAGTCAAAGTAAATAGTTGTATAAAGTGCAGATGATAACTATCTTTGTGTAGTTTAAACATACATATTTATGATTAGCACAAAAAAAACCAAACTTAATGTTTTACAGTTACGAGATCTGCATTTAGAACTTAATGGTGATACCGCCTTAGCTACTAAGGGACTGCTTCAAGAAAAGATTCCTTTTGTACTTAAGTTTCATATGTCATCTGTGGCAAAAATTGCTTTGGAAGTTTATAGCACAACAGAAGATATGCGGGTTGAACTTATTAAGCAATATGGTGTAGTAAGTGATACCGGATATGTTAATATAGAACAAACGCTTATTGAAATAGATGAAACCACTGGGCTTGAAAAACAAGTTGAAAATCCCAATTATATTAAATTTATTAAAGAGTGGAGTGATATAGTACAGGTTGAAAAAGAAATTGAGCATTACCCATTTAGCATTGAAGAATTTAAAGATCTTGAAACAGATTTTAACTATAGAACAGTATTTTTAATTATTTCACCTTAAACCACAAAACCATGGCTAAAAAACCAAACCTAAAATCAGCTGAAACTGTTTATTTTGAAGATGTTGAAGCTAAAAAGCTTACTCCAGAAGAACTAGAGGAACTTAAAAGTACCAGCACTGTTTATCAGAATCACCTTGTTACTTTTGCTACTATTGAGTTAAGCAAGCAAGAAGCAATTTCTAGATTGACTGAAGCAAAAAGTCTTTATGAAATTTTAGTTGCCAGACTCCAAGAAAAATATGGAGAAGTAAATGTTTCTTTGGAGGATGGGAAAATTACTGCAAAAGATCCTGCAACTAACATTTAGTTTTAAAACAATCATTTTTAATTTTATTTTACCGCCCAAAATACTTGTTTGGGCGGTAAACATTTTGTATATTATAGTATATACAACCTGTTCAATAAAATTAAGAATTTATGATACCTGTAAATCAGAGTCAAGGGCCCTGCACTCCAATTTCATCAAATTGTGTAATTTGGCAGGGCCCGGACATTCCGTGCATTAACTTATGCACCGGAGATACTGTAAGTGACGTTATTGCTAAATTAGCCACAGAGCTTTGTGAAATTATTGATGCGTCTTGTCAGTGTAATCCCGATCTATCTGGTTTAACTTTAGATTGTTTACCTTCAAATACACCACTCACTTTAAATGGTGTTTTGCAAGCAATTATCACTTATCTATGTGACATTACACCTCCCACACCAATAGCGTGTATAACAGTTCCAACTTGTTTACAAAATCCTCAACCTAACCCATCATGCATTCCTATTAGGGATTTTGCTGTTCTATTAGGTACAAAAGTTTGTGATATACTTACAAGTATAGCCACAATACAAACAGCTCTTACAGCTCTTACAGCTCGAGTTGCTATTTTAGAAGCATGTGTGCTTCCTTGTGGAGAATCTGTTACCCCAGAGCAATCTGTAATGTCAAATTGCTTGTTTCCTTCAACTTTAGTTCCTGTATCAGAACTACTCTTAGCGCTTGAATATGATTTTTGTAATTTCAAAAATTCTGTAGGGACTATTTCTTTAATAAATTCTGCTATATCCGCACAATGTATATTTGGAAATACAAGTCGTTTGAGTGGACTTGGAACATATTCTTCAGTTCCAGGATGGGTATCTTCTCCTTCAAGTTTGGCAGAATCAAACATTAATCAATGGCTTGTTCTTTGTGATTTATATGCTGCTTTGTTAAGTGTGAAAGAAAATTGCTGCGGTACTGGATGTTCAAATGTTAATTTTGAAGTATCGTACCAACCTACTGGGGCAAATCCTGGGCCAACAAATTTAGTTCTTAACTTTAGTGCTTCTACTATTCCAGTTGGTTACACTGATTGTAATGGCCATACTGTAGTTACACTTACTGACTATTATGGTACATCAATAACTCAAAACATTAATATTTCTAGTTTGGTTGCTACTTCAAATACAGCAAATATTTCTTTAGCTGGATTGAACACTAATCAATCTATTACACTTTCTATTCCATTTTGTATGTCAGATGGATCTAGCACATGTTCTGAAACAAGAAATATAATTATACCTATTAATTTGACATGCCCAACTAAAACTGTTACATCGGCAAATAATTTAATTAACATTCAGATTACCAACACTTTGGGTACATCCGCTATTTATACGCTTGTAGCTATTGACACAACTACTGGATTACCTATCGGAAGTGTTACTTTGACTAATCAATCTTCATCAATTACTTACGCATTTAGTGGTGGTATAGTGGGTAGAACCTACAATGTAATTACTACACTTACGTATGGCCCATCAACTATAACTTGTCCTATAAATTCAGTTATTTTAAGTGGCACTACATCTTACAATTGTGTTAGTGGGAATTGTGTTTTAGTTCAAGGATCTGGAGGTCAATATACAACTTTAAGTGCCTGTCAAGCTGCTTGTCAAGAGCTTCAACCTTAAACTAAAAATATATGGCTTGTAATTGTAGTAAATGTAATCCTTCCGGATCTTGTGGATGCAGCGATACAGCTTTGCACACACCCTGCTTTTATACTGAGTGCACTGTTGGTAATGAAAGATGCAGTGAAATTAGTTGTGCTGAATGTGTAAGTTATTGTGGTACCGGATTTAGAATTGTAAGTGGAAATAATATTTTTCAGGTTAACCCTGGGGATAGATATGACATGATTCTTCAGAAACTATCTTTAATGATAGTTAATGGTTTTGGTGCTTGTAATGCTGATAATTTGCATCATGCACCTTACAATTTGTATGCTAAAAATATAACAAATACAGCTGCAGCTATTTTGTGGAATAATGAATCCTCACTTTCAACCGGTATTAGCATTTATTATAATACTTTGACAGGTACTGGTCCATGGATTTTGGCAAATAGTATTCCAGTTGCCCCTGCGGTTTTAAAATATGAGTTGAAGAATCTTACACCAAATACAAATTACAAGATTAAACTCGTATCTCTTTACCAGAATAGTCCTTGTGATAGTGTTGAAATTTTAATTAAAACTTTAGTTTAAGATATACAACGTTTGATAGTTTGTTGGTTTTCTATCTATATGTTGGGGGAGGTCCTGTTTAAACACAGGGCCTCTTTTTTTAAAAACTATTTTATATTTACATTTAACTTTAAACCGAATTTATGAACAATTTAGAAAAAAGAGTGGCACGATCCTTTAAATGGAAGAAAAATCCAGCTTATTGTGCTAATCAATTGGGGATTTCGGAAGATGAATACATAAAGATTGCCAAAAGAATAAAACAAGTTGGTGATAGTAAGGACCTTTTAAATCATTATAATTTAGACAAAGGTGAGGCAAAAATAGAAGCTATTGTTAATTATGAACCAAAGTCTGCAGATGAAATTATAAAGATTTTAAAAATTGATACCAATGAATGGAAGCTTTCGTCTTATTGGAATAAACAAATGGAGAAGGGCTGGCGTGTATCGGCATTAATTACAAAAGTCAAAGAAAAAGATGAGCATAAACTTTTTAAAAATCTATTAGATAACTGGCAACCTAAAAAGAATTATATCAGTCCAATTAAAAGATCACCTACAACAAAACCTGTTGTTTGTGGTATTTTATCCTTACAAGATATACATTTTGGTAAAGCCGGGAATAACACAATTGATATAGATTTTGAATCAGCAATCCAGGATCTTATAGAAAGAGCCTCTATGTCTCACCACATAGAGGTTTTGTATTTTGTAATAGGTGGTGATTTAATTAATATGGACACATTTGGAGGATCAACAACATCGGGTACTCCATTGGATAATTCTATGACAGCTACAGATGCTTATGTTCAAGCTTTTGACTGTATGCATTGGGCCGTTGTTAATTTATCTAACTACTGTGATAAACTCCAAGTGGTTTATTTGCCTGGTAATCACGATAGGCTTTCATCATTTCATTTGGCACATGCTTTGTCCAAATCAATACATAGTGAGAATATTGAGTGGGATGTTGAATACGCTGAAAGAAAAGCCTATGCATGGGGTGAAAATTTCAATGCTTTTGAGCATGGTGATGTTAGATCAAAAAGTACACCTCTAGTGTATGCTACAGAATTTCCTTATTTGTGGGGCCACACTAAATTTAGAACTTTGTTTACCGGTCATTATCATCAAAACAGAAAAGTTGAGTATTTAACTTCATCTGAAGAAGTGGGGTTTGTTCATAAGACGCTGCCCAGTTTATGCAAAATTGATTACTTTCATTATCATAATAAGTTTATTGGAAATAGACGATCTGCTGTTCTTGAACTGCAATCTTTTTCAAAAGGGACTATTTGTGAACTAGTTTATTCTATATAAATATTTTTTTAAATCACTTATTTTTTGTAAATTATAAATGATACTGTACTATGACTGAGTTTAAAGCCCCCGACTTAAATGCCCCTAGATATAGAGATAAAAAGCTTGGAATTCTAAATGCAAAAACAATAAACGAATTTAAGCTTAAGCATCCTATGTACAAAAATATAGAGAATAGTAAACTGAAGAGTATAATTAAGATATTTAACAGAAAAATGTGGGAGGGCGTTATTAAGTACAGAGATGGGGTTGAGTTACCTGAATCATTGGGTTTTTTATTTATAGGTACATGTAGTCCAAGCAAATCTGTAAACACTAACTATGCTTTGTCAAAGCAATATGGCAAAGTAATTCAAAACAAAAATTGGGATACAGATGGCAATTTAGGTAAAATCTTTTATACGAATTGGTCAACCAAATATAAATTTAAAAATAGAGAATTATGGAAATTTGAAGCAGTTAGGGATTTTAAAAGAGCTTTTTCAAAAGAATATCCAATCAATTGGACTAAGTATATTTTTATGAAAAACAAGTATAGGGTGGCTCATTTGTACTCTCCTAAAATGTTAAAGTCTTTTGGTGGAGTTTAAAATTAATAAATTATGGCAATTATAGCAGAAGTAATATCTAGAATTAGAGGACAGGCAAAAGCATATAACCAAGATGCGTTTGTTACAGATAGATATATATATAGTCTTGTTCAAAAGTTTTCTCAAGTTTTAATGCGCCGGCAAGATAGCGCAAACAAACTAATGAAATTTAATTCAATATGGAAGTCTCTTCCGTATGTTGAACTAATAGAGGTTGATCGGATTGAGGCCCAATGTTCAGGTCTTAAAAGTGACTGTACATTTATGAGGACAAAGGAAGAACTTCCTACTATGATTGAGGGTTTTTGGGGACCACTTATTAGGAGTGTTTCTTCAATTGATGGTTCACAAGTGTTGCAACCAATTCAACCTAGTATATACTTATCAATGGAAGGTACAACGTCATTTAGGTATAATAAGACAAAGTATTTTTGGTTTATTGATCACCATTTATATTTTCCAAATTTAGAATGGAATGCTGTAAAAATTGAAGCTGTTTTTGATTCTGATATATCTAATTGGCAGTGTGATAATAAGTGCGTTCCTCATTATGATCAAGACATTAATATTCCAGAATTTTTATTGGCTGAGGTTGAAGCTCAAGTTTTGAATATTATGACAAATACAATAAAGATTCCTTCTGATAATGCTGATAATAAAATTAATATACACAGATCATGAGTATTTCACATAAATATAAAACATTTGATCAGTTATACAATGATGTAATTGTAGACTTTGCAACTTACAATATTGAAGGTTTTATTGATCCGGCGCAATTAATTAAAGTTGCAGCAAGAGTAAACTATGATCTTGGCCTTAGGATTAATAGAACTAAAGAAGTTGTTTTAGATATAGAACATGGTAAATCAAGATTGCCTTATGATTTTGCTTATTTGAACTATACGTTCAGATGTGGTACTTATACTATAGCTGATAGGCTTCCATCTGGCACACATGTTCAAACATTTAATGATGTTCCGTATGTTCCTTCACCTGGTACATCTGGACCTTGTAATGATCCAACTTGCACTGATGTTTGCGTCATTAAAACTTGTCAAGATAAAAATGAATATCAGTTAGTTCAGAAACTTAAAGCTCCTGACAGTTATAGAGTATTTACAAGTTTTACGCCACTTAGAATAAAAACTGTAAATAAATACACATGTGATTGCCCTAATGTTAATGAACAAGCACATGATATTGCTGAAATAAAAGACGGTTTTATTTTAACTACTTTTGAAACAGGAAAAGTTTATTTAAATTATCAAAGTAGTATGGAAGATTACGATGGTAATCTTTTAGTTTTAGATCATCCATATTGCAATGAATATTATGAATATGCTTTAAAGCAAAGAATAGTTGAAAATATGATTTTTGCAGGTGAGAATGTAACTAATCAACTTACACTCATTGACCAGAGACTTAGGGCTTCTAGAAATAATGCACTTAGTTTTGTTAACACACCTAATTTTAAAGAACTACAAGAAGTTTGGATGTTGAATAGAAAAGCTCAATATCACAAATATTATAATATGTTTAGGAGTTATCCTGTAAGAAACTAAGAAATGGCAAAACAACAGTCTACAAATTCATCCGGTGCTTATACTAACGCCTTTACAAAAGGCATGCTTAAGGATATAAGCGGATCTTTTGAACCAAATAGTAATTGGTCGCATGCTAGAAATGTAATTTTAAATTCTATTGATGGCGACTTTGGAACTATAGGTAATGAACCTGCAACTTTAGCTTGTGGTGTAGTTCCCTATACTATTATTGGTTTTATTCACAAAAGAGCTGACCAGTGGTATGTTTTTTCAACTGATGACATTTCTTCAGAAATTGGTTTTTATGATGAGAGTACTTGTGCTTATACTACTATTGTAAATGCACCGTGTTTAAACTTTAACCGGAAGTATTTAATAACAGGAGCTGCAAAAGAAAATTTTGATTGCACTTGGCAAATTTATTTTGATGATTCCAATAATCCATCTAGAACACTAAATGTTGATAATATTCCTTGGGTTAAAAGAGATGTTTCAATACCCGGGGATACTTGTAAGATTTATGAAGATACTACAGTTTTAGATTGTGAAAAATTAAGACTGGCTCCTTTACTAAACACTCCATGTTTAACGCTAACTAAAGCAACTGATGGAGGACTACTTAGAAATGGTATGTACCAAGCGTTTATTGCGTACATGGATAATGATGTTGTTGTTACAGATTATATTGGAATTTCAAACATTCAGAGTTTATTTGATCATAATTCAAATTCTGGTTCTTTAAGTATTGAGTTAAAAAATTTAGATCAAAATTTTGATAATTACCAACTTGTAATTTTGTCAAACAATCAGCAACAGTTTGTAGCAAAAAAAGTTGGGAAATACAGTACTCAGCAATCTAAGGTTACAATTGACTTTATTGACCCAGCTTTAGAGTCTGTTCCTTTATCTTCACTTTTTATTAGAAAGCCTGCATATGAAAAGTCAGATGCAATGTATGTTGTAAATGACTATTTAATACGGAAAGGTCCTACAGAACAATTTGATTTTAATTATCAACCTTTAGCAAATAAAATTAAAGCTAACTGGGTTGTTGCTGAATATCCTGCTGATTATTATTACAATAGCGGTAATAAAACTTCATTTATGCGTGATGAAGTATATTCATTTTTTATAAGATGGATTTACAATACCGGTGAAAAAAGTAAGTCTTATCATATTCCAGGTAGGTATCCAAAAGTAAATGGTACAAATCAGTATAATGAAGTTATTAATGAAACAGCTCAGGTTAGTTCTATAAATTCTATTAAGGGACCAAACTATAACTTTGAAATTTACGACACATCTACAGTTCTAACAGTTGCTGCAACTAACTTACCTGATGGTGGAAGAATTATTGGTTCTGGTGAAATGGGCTATTGGCAATCAACTGAAAGATACCCATCCACAAATCCTGAGATCTGGAATTCCACATATGTTAGTTCATCAGGTGTAAACATTGGTGGTACAACAAATACACAATTTGATTTGTGCGGTAAACCAATTAGGCATCACAAAATGCCCACGGAAGAAAGAAGTCCGGTTTTAAGATTATATGATGACACCACTGATTCAATAAGAATTTTGGGAGTTAAGTTTTCAGATATTGAACGTCCTAAATTTAATGATGGTACATATATTCCTAATATTATAGGTTATGAAATTTTAAGAGGTTCTAGAGAAGGGGCTAAATCTATTTTAGCAAAGGGTGTATTTAGAAACATGCGCAAGTACACTATTCCTAATAGTACCGGTAATCTACAAGGTCTTTATCCAAACTATCCATATAATGATTTAAGATCTGATATTTACTTTCATGATGGAACTAATGGGCAAGCTCCTGCGAAAAGAACAGACGGTTGTGATTCTTTAACTGATTCAATTAATAATTACCAACCATTAAAGGGTTTTACAAAAAATGTTTTTACATTTCATTCTCCGGAATTAATGTTTAAAGATCTTTACTTAAATGCAAGTGAAGCTCGTTTATATGGTGATCTAAGTGGTATAGCGCAAGGTACTTTTGTTAAGTCTGAAAAACACCCTCAGTTTAAATTGTTGAGGAACGTTGCTGCAGTTCTTGCTGGAATTTTAGGTATTGGTTATGCAGTTAATGCAATTAATGGATTTAGAAAGACAAAAATAAATTATGGGTATGCTGATAGTAGTGCTGAAGGTTTTACTTTTTCTGGTCCTGCTGGTAGCACTCCTGGTGTAAATTATTTACCCAATAAAGGAGCTCAAGCTGCAGCAATAGCCACTCAAGCAAACACTTATTTGTTAGGGTTAGTCGCAGATGATGGCCCGGCTCTTACTATTGCTCTCCCGTTGCTTGGCGGGAACAATGGTAGAAGTCTGCTTAATGCAACTCAGGCTGGTATTCAAGCTCAAATAGGAACTATTCCAATGATGGTTGGTGGCAGCATGGATAAAGAATTTGAGATAAAGGATGAAGCTGGTGGCATACCTAATTCACTTCAACTTGCCCTTGGTTGGATAACAAGTAGACAAAAAATTGCAGAGGGTGCTCAGAAAATAATTGATGTTCTTTACAATTTTGTTAAGCCATCTGACTTTGCCTATAAATATAATTCACATGCTGATATTTTTAAGTTTCAACCAACTAGTAATGGTGAGAGATATCGGGATGAAATTCTTGATCAAAATTATATAGGTTCTTCATTTCAACTTTTTGATGGTATGTATAAGATTAATAACTTGTATAGGCCAAAAACGGTTGCTATATCTATCAAAAATGAATTCAATACTCCCCTTATTACAGACAGATCCAGGTTTGTTATAGGTGGTGAAGAAAACAACGGTAGGGTTACAGAAACTGATTTTTATTTAAAAGCGCCTGAAGTAAATAGAGTATCTGATGTTTCAATGAGATACGGCGCTTTAAAATTTAATTTCCAAAATCAATATGGTCAATTAGAAGGAATTAAACAATCCGTTATGCGTGGTTGTATTTATTTGACTAATACATCATCAGATAAATTTTCAACTGACGAAATATTTGCCGGTGACACTTATGTTGGACGCTACACTGAAAAAGTTATCATGCCTATTTTTTCAGATTTCTTATTTGGTCAACCTGATGAATATACATATGATTATCTAAAACGTGTTAACATACCTTATCCTAGATTTTGGATAAATTCTCAAAAGTTTGACACCATGAACTTAGCAAATGAAATTGCTACGTTAGGTCTTGCTAATTCACAGAATGTTACTTTACCGAATGATCTTTTTTATTTAGATAGAGGTAGTAATAGTTGTGGCGGATTAATAAACTTTTTTTTGAACGGAGATCCTAATCCGGCTTTTGCAATGAGGTATGCATATATGTACACTCATTGTAATGGAATTTTAGATTTTTTTGTTGAATCCGAAATTAATCTTGCTCAAAGAGATTGGGAAGAAATACCCTCTGGTAGGCATTATGATTCATATAGTTATAATGATGTTGATGATTTATTTGACGCATCTATTATAAAAAAGGATAATGTTTTCAAGTATGATTATTCTTTAAGTGCTAGCAGATTCATAACTAATTTAACATCTTTTGGAGAAATACAATCTAGGGATTATAATCCTGAAGTTGCTGAAAAGTGTTTTAGTTATTACCCTAGCCGATTGATATATTCATTGCAAGCTCAAAATGAAATTAAGAAAGATTTTTGGCGAGTTTTTTTACCAAATAATTATAAAGACTTTAGCCAAATAACTACAATAAAACCAATTAATCAAACCGGCGCTATTATATTCTTCCCGTATAAGTCACCCCAGTTGTTTCAAGGTGTTGATGCATTACAAACAGATTTAGGTGTAAAACTTGTAATTGGTGATGGAGGTTTATTTTCACAACCTTTGCAAAATATAACCAATTCGGATTTGTCAAATGAATATGGTTCTTGTGAAAATGCAAGATCTGTTGTTAATACACCTTATGGTTTATTTTACATTTCACAGGAACAAGGTAAGATATTCATGTATCAAAATTCTTTAGTTGATATTTCAAACTATGGAATGATTACTTGGCTTTCTAAATACTTACCTTCAATTCTTAAGAGTCAATTCCCTGAAATTGAAGACACAGTATTATATGATAATCCAGTGATTGGAATTGGTTGTCAGTCTGTATATGATATCAATTATGATATTGTTTATTTCTCTAAGAAAGACTATAGTGTAAAGTCTGAGTTTAGAGAAAATATGACATTTAATCCATTGACTAATTTATTTAGTTACACATATGAATCTGGTATATCATTGAGTGTTTCAGTGGGTGATCCTCAGTTTTTTGATGATGTTTCTTGGACTATTTCTTTTAGTCCTAAATCTAAAGCCTGGGTTTCTTTTCATGATTGGTTTCCTGAGTTATCAATTCCAAGTACTAATCATTTTTTAACCACAAAAACAACTACATTAAAACAACCATATTGCCCACCAGGTTACACATATAATATTTCTACAAACAGTTGTGAAAAGATTATTAATCAATCTTCTCCGGCTATAGTTTCTGTTCAAGAATTGCCAGCAACTATAGTTGGAAATAATTGCAGTTGCCCAACTGGTTACACGATAGTTTATCCTAATACAAGTTCAACTCCTATTAGATATACTATGCCAAATGGTTTATGTTCATCTTTAGAAGGGAAAAAACCAATTTGCAGAAAAGTCACTTGCAATTGTCCACCATCTCCTGTTTCTTGGGCAACAACTACTACTACCGGTGAGTGTGATAATCTATATTTAACTGGCCCTAATGGAGATCCAAATTATGTAAATAGTAATCCTTTAATATGTAATTACTTTACTTTAGATAGTGTTGTTCCAAGTTTAACAGGTGGTACTATTTGGAGGCATAATTATCGTTGTGATCTTTATTCTAATTACTATAATGTAAACTATCCTTGGGAAATTGAGTTTACAGAAACTACAGGGCAAACGGTTACAACATTAAGAAATGTTGAATATCAATTAGAATCCTATGTATATAAAGGTGACTTACACAATGGATGTGGTGATGACAGGTGGCATGATTTAGATTTTAATTTTGATGAAGCAATTATTTATAATACAGAGCAAGTTTCTGGTTTGTTAAAACTTGAACTTAATGCTAAAGAAAATCCTTATTTAAATTTAAACTATCCTTTAATTGGACCAAATGATATAAAAATACTTTATACTAAAGAAGAGCAGAAGTATAGATTTAATCAATTTTGGGACATAACTAAGGATCGTGGTGAATTTACAAATGCTGAGGAGCCAATCTTTATTACAAAATTAAATGGTTATATTAAAGAATTAAATGCGGCTAATTTAGATTATCAAAAGTCTGCAGATCAAAGAAAGAAATTTAGACATTACTACAATAAAATATTTTTAAGAAAAAATGTTTCGGGTAATAGAAAAATGCTATTGAAGGTATTTAATACTAAATTTTTAAATTCGCCTAGGTAATGAAAAAAAATTCACTTTTAAATTTTTTATCTGATACTGGTTATAAACGTAATAGTCCGGATGTTAACCGGCCATTAAATGTTATTCCTTCTGGTAGAATTACAATGCAAGATGTTGACTTTCCTGTGAGGGGTGTTGATAACTTGGGTAATGAAATGTTTATGATGCCTGGGGGAGAGTATTTCTTTCCAGGCGATTACGTTGTAGAAACACCTATGATGCAACGTGGAGGATTAACATTTCAACAGTATTACACACCTGCTGCTGAATCTACAGGTGCAAACTATACACCAACAATGACTGTGCAAGCTGCTGAAAGACTTAAAGCAATACGTGATGCTCAGGAGTTGGCTAGAAGAAAACAGGCAATACAAGCTAGTCAAGCAGCAGCTTCAAGATCTTTTAGAGAACGTTTGACACCAGAAAACTTAGCTCAAGAAACTGGTGCTACCGGTGATAAACTCAGATTCTTTCCAAATGACCCTGATAGTTTTATTGATGACTATCTAAACCCCTTAAAAATGGTGGGAGATATGGCATCTGGTTTAGGGAGAATCCCGCTTAATGTAAAGCAAGGTAACTATGGTGCCGCAGCACTAGATGTTGCAATCCCTTTAACAATAGGAGCATTAGCAGGACTTGGCACAAAGAGTGCTGGACAGTTTGTAAACAACCTGGCAAATCCTCTGGCAGGTACTGGTCAGTTTTTGACAACAAAAACTCCTTTAAGAAATGTTTACAACTTAATTCCTGAAGGAACTTTTCCTGGATACTCAAAGTTGAGAAATGCTGATAAATCATACAGAGTTGCGGGCATGGATGCTTACGATGACTTTGTTGAAAGTGGAATACTTAGGTCTAATACACCTGATATGCCTGTAGGTGCCAGTTTAGAAGAAAGAATGATGGGGGCTCGTCCTACAGGGTTTCCTTCTTTTCAAAAAGGGTTTGCAGATTTAAGATATTTGCCAGATAATGGAGGTGTTGTTTTTGAAACAGGCTTGCCCACCTTTAAAAGAGGTGAAATAAACCCCGTTACCGGACAACGTATAAGAGGCAGACACTACGCACACAGGGTCATTGACCCAAACACAGGTGCTACTATGTCAAATATACCTGGAGAAAACATTTCTGTATATGAAAGTTTCCCACATTGGTTAAGAGGTTATAAAGAAATTCCTAAACCTGCATCTAGTGAAAGTGTTGGAAATATATTTTTTAAAAAAAAACCGCTTCCTGATTGGGTCATTAAACAAATGAGATATTTAAGTTTACCTGAATTAAACAATCCACAAGCTTCTGAAGTTTTAGAAAATTTTAGAATAAGAATTGGTACACCAGAAGGAAAAAAAAGATTAAAAGAATTGGGGATTACAGATACTAAAGTTTTTGATAATTTAAAAATAATTGCAAATAAAGAAACATTAGGCGAATATTGGCTTAATAGAATTGCATTACATCCAGAATTACCTGAAGTTAGAAATGTTACTAGACATGAGATAGAACATGGTGTACAGGATGCTGTGCAGCAAGCAAGAATGAATAAGTTTAATCGTGATCATTATGATTATTTTAAATATTTGTTTAGTCCCAAAAAAGCAGCTGCAGCACACGCTAAAGCTTTAAAACCTACTTCAGATATAGACGATATATTAAGTGGTTTAGAGTTAAGAAAAACACCCCAAAAAGTTGATTGGAATACAGTTAAATCAGTAAGAGAAACACCAGAACCACATAGATTATTTGAATATATGTCTGACAAAAAAGGTGCAACAAACTATTTTGATTCAGGATCACAAGGAAAAGAAAAATCCGCTTTTCTTGCGGAAGTTCAACAATATATGATGGATCAAGGAACTATTCCAAAAACTTCATACATAGATATTACTCCAGAAATGGTTGAGAATACTTTTTTAGATTCTAGGTTTGACAAAGAAGGTATAGGTAATTTTTTAAGACTGTTTAATATAATGAAACCCACAGAAAATAATTATGAATTAATTTCTAAAGGATTAAATAAAATGTTGAGTCTAGCTCCATATGCTGTACCAGCGGCAATGAGCGTAAAAGCATTACAAGAAACACCTCAATATCAAAAAGGTGGTCAGCAGGTTGGAACAGATATATTGGATAAATATAAAAGCTATATTATGGGTGATTATAAACCAGAAGAAGAAAAAGATTTGAAAAATACTTATGATAAATTAAATAGACACTATTATAAAAAGGCAAAAGAAACCGGTAAATCTGTGCCAAATTATATTATGTCTTTATTGTAGATAATGCTGACTCAAACCTTATTAATATTATAAATTACACGTATTTGTTTGTATATTAGTATTAACCGCTCTTTTAAATAAAGTATAAATATGATTGTTGATCCTTTTAGTTATTATAATAATTTGTATTCTCAGAGTGGTACTTTGAAAAAAAAATACCAGGAAGGTGGTTCTAGTGGGTATGAATCTGAAGATTCTTTAAAAAGTCAGGTGTCAGAAATGATTGAATCTGGTGAATCACCAAAAACTGTTGCTGCATATCTTTCTCAAATTGGTTTAAGCGAATCAGAGATTAGGGATATGTTTTCTGAATACGGCTATTCAGATAGTGACTTGGATGAGCTTTTTAATTCAGAGGAAGAAACTGATGATTTAGAAGAAAGTGATGAGTCAGAACAAACTAAAGATGATGAATCAGATTCTGATTATTCAGAAGATTCTTCTGGTTCTGATGTTTCGTTTGGTTTATTTGGTAATGATCTTCCTGAAGCTCAGTATGGTAATGGAGCAAATCCATTGACCATAGATCAATTTATGAATTTTGTTAATGGCCAAGATGGGTATGTGCAAAACCCAATTGCGGATTATTTACCAATGGATTTAGCATCAAAAAGTAATATTGCAGGTGCAGCGTTTGCTTTAGCTAATAGCGCTGCAGGTTTATTTAGCGGAAAAACAGATCCAGCAACCGGTTTAAAGCAAGGTTTTTTTAGAGATTCAAAAGTCAAAAGAGAAAGACAAAAGGAAATTGCGCCTTATTATTATGATTATAAAGTGAATATAAACGCGGGTGATACAAATCAATATGCCGCAGATATTAATGATTTATATAGTGCTGCTAAAAACAAAGGTCCGCTTAGAACCAAAGATGAATATATTGCAGATGAATTGCAATATTCAAGAATAGCCCCTGGTGCTAAGCCAGATACATATAACTTTATGTATCGTAATAGACCAATAAATGAGAATCTATACAATGATACACAAAGAAGAAAACTAAACCAATTTATAGAAAATAGTATTCCGGCATCAGAACCGCTTATTAATGTACCTGAATACAGTTTACCTAAAGCTCAAATTGGAGGTTTGGGTGCACCACTAGGACTTAATTGGTCACCTAGGTTTGTAAGATCTAGTGAATCAAATTCAAATGATGAGTTTGAAGATTCTGTAGAAAAAAGAATTTATATAGAGGACCCTAGAAAAATAAATGCTACAACTGGTAAAAAAATAAATCCCAATAAAGATTTGTTTAGTGGAGAATATGATCTAACTGTTATTAATGATCTTTTAAAGAGATCAAAGTTAGATGGCCTTAGTAGAGAAGATGCTTATAATTTATTAGCAATGGGATTGCAAGAAACAAATCTTGGTAAAACAGATTCTAACATTGGACATGTACGTCAAGGTACTAAAGAAGAAACTGATTACATTGCTGGTTTTGCAAAAGCTTACCGGGATAAAATGCAATATGCGGATAGATTGAAGATTAAAGATCCAGCGCTTAGGCTACAGGTTTATAATGGTTTAGGTATGGTTTATCCGGATACAGAAAAGAAATACCATACTTTTGAAATGAAAAATGTGTATGGTGTACCTGTACCTAAATCTGGTATAAACATGCGTAAAAATCCTTTATATGGAAAAAGAATTATTGATCTAAGGGATAATGTTTTGATGAAGAACAAAGAATTAAAAAGTATTGTAGATCAATATTACAGTCCTAAAATGCAAACAGGTGGTCAACCTGTTACATTTGATGAATGGGTTAATAGTGCCCCAAATGCCATGGAGCGCATGTTTAGAAAAAACGATCAAGTGGGTTATAATAATTATGTAAATGATTTAACTAAAACTTTGAATACACCTGAAGTTGATACAAATCAAACCAGCTTTGTGCAAAACTTAGGACCTTTTCCTGAGGAGCTTATGGTTGATACAGCTCCTAATGCTAAAATGCTTACGCCTATAGATGTAAAGGATAAAGCTATTAATCCTAGTTTTATGCCTAGTCTTCCGTTTAAACCAGTTCCAAAACCTGAACAAGAAATGCTTCCGATGCCTTCTTCAAAGCCTGTAGGAGAGTTTAAACCAAGCCCACTTTTACCCGTGGATAGCCCTAAAGTAAAAATAACAAATAAAGCTGAGGGTGATTTTAATAGATTTATGGATAGTCGTTTTATGCAGGGTTATGGCAATTTAAGTAATTTTGCTGTTAATGCTGCTGACTTTGCAAATGAAATCTTTAAAGATAAAAAAAGAAAGAATGCGGAAGGACGGTTATATGATATGACAATGGCAGATAACTATTACAGTTACAATGCTAATCCCATGAATAAAAAAGGAACTTGGGATGTTAATACAGGTTTACAGGAGCAAAATAATTATACAAACTATCAAATGTTTCAAGAGGGTGGAATGTATAAAGGAAGTAATACTAATCAATATGCTGAGATTTTAGATTTAGATTCTGACTCAATAGCTGAATTGATTTCATTGGGGGCTAACATTGAAATACTATAAACATGGCAAAAGTAAAAATTTTAAATTTACCTGAGGGGATTACAATTAAAAATGGTAAAGTTCTGAAAATGCGTGATGGCGGTAATATAACCGGCGATCAATCTAATTATGGTTTAGTTACATACCCTAAATTTCCAGGAAGTATTAATAATGAAGCGCTTAATATCAGGCATAGCTTAAATGCAGTACCTAGAAATCAAGCAAATTTGGAAGCTGAAGGTGGTGAAACTGTTCTGACGGATTTGGATAATGACGGCTTGTTTGGTCTTTATGATATTAAAGGACCAAGACATTCATCTGGTGGTGTTCCTTTAAATCTTCCAGAACAATCATTTATATTTTCAGATACCCAAAGTATGAAACTAGGCGGTAGTGATTTAAAACAATTTGATATCAATAGTAGAAAAAAGATTACACCGGCTCAGGTCTCCAAGCGTTATGATCTAAATAAATACTATGGAAAAATTAAAGATGAGTTTGCGGATGAAATACAAGTTAGAAGTGCTGAACTAATGATGGATAAAAATAAAAAAACTTTATCTAAATTGGCTTTTGTTCAAGAGGCAAAAAAGAATTTTTCAGATGGTGTTCCTGTTATTTCTCATCCATACCTTATATCACAAGGTATTGATCCAATTGAATTTACAGCAAGAGTAGAGGAAATATCTAATGCTAAAGCTTTAGGTAAAGCTGTTAGTGGTATGTCTGAACAGCAGTTGGTTAATCTAATGATGTTGCAAAACATGATTGCTGAGTCTAATGACCAAAGTACTTTTCAGGAACCGGCTCAAGTTGGCTTTGATGAAAGTTTTGTTCAACAGCCAATGGCAAGATATGGATTTGAATTTACTCCTGGTTTAGATTTATATCAAAAGAAAGGTGAAGTTAAAAATAAAGCATTTGATCAAAATGCATTAGACTATCTTAAAAGTTTAGGTATAAATTTTGATCTTGCAGGCACAAACTTAGAATTTGAAAATATACAGTCTGAATCTAAAAATAAAAAAGGTAGGTTTGGTTCTGCTTCTGAAAATGAGGAAAAATTTAAAAGTGCTTGGGCAGGTATTTATCCTGATCTAGATGCACTTATTAAATCTTTAGATACTTACACACCTGGTAAGAATGAATCATATAAAAACCCTGAAGTTGTAAAATTTCAAAAATGGTTTGATGAAGTTTATGTTCCTAAGGAGGTTGACAGAATTAACACGTCTGTAAAAAATTCCGGAAGACCTGAGCTTACTGATGAAGAAAAAAATAAACTTAGAACTGATTTGTCATCTAGAATAGGATTCAATCCTAATGCAAAAGGTAAAGATTATGATGGTAAGTTTGGAACGTTTAGTTCTGCAGTTAGACCTTTTAATTATAAAATAGAGCCTTTAACTCAAAGAGAAGCCGTTACTCAATCTACAAATACTCCTCAAAAGGTAAAAACAATTACACCTGCAAATCCAGCTTTGCCTGGAAATAGGCCAAGTCCTCAATGGTGGTTGCAAGATTTACTTCAGATGAATAGTATTGCCGGAAGAAACAGAGATATGTTTTTCCCGTTTCAACCTAATGTCCCAGATGTTGATTTGGGATATGTTTTAGAAGATCCTACAAGAGCCATTGCTGCTATCAATGAGAATGTTGGTCAGATTGGTGAGGCTTATGGCGCTTTTGCTGGTCCTCAATCTTTATCAGCAAGAATGTCCCAAACTCAAGGTAAAGCTGCTGAATTAATTGCAAATGAGATTGGTAGAGTTAACCAAAGAAACACGTCTGTTATTAATCAAGGTTTGGCTAGAAAAGCCCAATTTGATTTGTATGCTGGTAGAGAAAGAAGAGATAGACTTACAAAGGAGTATGATGATACACAGACTGTATTACAAAAATACATGGATGAAAAGAACTTTGACCGAGAACAGTATAATATGGCTTTGTCAAATGCTATTACTAACAGAGCTAATACATACAACTTAAATTCCCTTCAAGATTATTTTCAAATTGATCCTACTAGCGGAGGTGTTATTGGTCAATTTAGTTCTAAAGCTTTTGAACCGGTTCCGCCTTCAGACATGAGTGATCAAATGATTCAGTCTTACGTGAATCTTGCTAAAGATTTAAAAGCTGGAGGTATTGAACCAACAGCAGATTTAGTAAATAGTATAATGGGTATTAAACAACAGACATTACCACAAGAAACTTATGCTCAAAGAGCATTTAGGAGTATGCCTCAAGGTTATGGTTTTGACTACAGACAATCTCAAACTTACCCAAGTCCGTATGCAACTCCGTTTAATCCAGGTTCAACTTTACCTGAAGGATACTAAATGTAATTGATAAACTTAAAAAGTTTATTGATTTAATTTTTAAAACTAAAAAAATTTTTGTAATTTAGAGATATGGCAACTTATACACAGGGAAACCAACCTTATTTACCCAATTGGCAGCCTTTTACACCGGACTATAAATTTTTGTCTGATGTTTTAGATACAAAAACTAACAGGTATAATACAAATTATAAAGAGTTAAATGATTTGTATGGTAAGGTTGTTTATTCAGAATTGAGTCGTCAAGACACTAATGAAATGAGAGATCAATTTACAAACACTTTAGGTAAACAACTAGAGCTAGTTTCAGGTATGGATCTCTCTGTTGCTCAGAACGTTGACTATGCTAAAAAGTTGTTTAAGCCTTTCTATGATGAAAAGATTATTGTAAAAGATATGCTCTATACAAAAAAGTATAGAGATGATATGCAATATGCAAATCAGCTTCAACAATCACCAGATCAGCAAATGAGAGAACTATACTGGACAACCGGTGTAGAAGCTTTGAATTATCAAATGCAAGATTTTAAAAATGCTTCTGCAGACGAAGCTTTGGGAATGTCACTTCCTCAGTATGTTGCAGATGCCGATCTAGAACAAAAAGCATTAGATTATTTAAAAAAGCAAGGTTTTGATGTGACAATGGATAGTATATCTCCGGATGGTGCTTTTATTGTAAAAGATAGAAATGGTAATTTAATTACGGAACAAGCATATAGGATGGCTAGTAGAGCGCTTTTAGATGATCCCATTGTACAACAAGCTTATTATACAGATGCCTATGTAAAGTCAAGAAAGTTTGCAGACTCAGGTATTCAGACCGGTAATTTTAAATCAGTGAGTGAAGGTCAAAATGCTTGGGCTAGTGAAGTCATTAATGTTTATGAAAAAAATCTAGCCATTAGATCATTAAATGAAAAAGCAGATTTGAGTAAACTTCAGGATATAAATGTCAATTGGGAAAATTACATTAAAAATTATGGTATTATTCCTGGTTCAACCGAAGAGCAAGAATTAAATGTTGTACAAGATGAATTAACGTCAAAGTTAATGGCTTACCAGCAAACGCAAAGTATTTTGCAAAATGCTGGTACTATGGATACTAAAACTACAAAAGGACTTTTAAATAAAGCTTATAGTTTGATAATGGGTTATAATATGCAGGATGATCTTTCCGCAGGTGTTGTAGCTTTTTCAAATATTAACAAAAGTAGAGAACTTAAAGTAAACGACTATTATAAGCAAAAGCTTGATCACCAACATGATTTTGCAAAAATTCAACAGCAGCATACAAATGCTATGACGGAAGAAGCGCAAAAGCAGAGGAATAGAATTGATTTAGAAAAATTAAAAGGTACAATTGGTGGATCTGACTTTATAAATAGTATATTAGGTGGAGGCATGGATGCTTCAGGTGCTGTATATAATGAAATGGGTACTGAATCTTCTGCTATAGATACTGAAACAGGTTTGGCAATTGACCCTAAAAAATATGATTATGTTAATGGTCAACAAAATAAGATCCTTAATTATCATCAGGATGCACTTAATGAAAACATCCAATTTGGATTAGAAGCTTTAGAAAAGTTTTATCCATCAAAAAATGGTAATAATCAATATTCACTTAACTTTGAAAATACAGGAATTACAACTACCAAAGTGGGATCTTTACCAGAATTAAGGCAGTATCTACAAGATCCTCGCAATAAAACTATTGCTGAAGGATTTATATATAAAATGCATGCTTTAATGAAAGATCCGGATTTGGCAGTTAAGACAAATCCAAATTTTGTTAAAGAAAACAGTGGCGCTAATTATCAAGAATTACAAACTAGATTTGATGTCTCTATGGGTCGTTTGACTGCTGTAGATAATATACAAACCCAATTTATGGGTACAGTAAGTGATAATTTTGATAAAGCAATTCAAACAGATTTAACATCTGAAACTAAATCTGTGCGTGAAGATATAGCTGCCGGTGCACTTAAAATTATTCAGCCGTCTCAAAATGGAACATCCAGAATAATCTCAGAGCAAGAATTTATTGCTGACTTTATTCAGAAGGCAAAATCTAAAGGTCCACAAAATAATAAATATTATTATTACGCTTCACCTGCAGCTTATACTAGAGCTTCTATAGGAACACTTCCTCCAGGGGGAGTAAGTGCGCAGGACTTAGCTATGAGTTCTAGTAGAAGACCTAAGACGGATGGTTTTATATTTAATGAAAATTTAGCTGTGGCAAATGCAGTTAAGTCTTACAAAAGACAAAAGGATATTATGAATGCTACCCTTAGTGGTGTACTTAATACCGAAGCTGAAAAAGGTGGCAAAGGAAGGATCTTTCAAAGTTTTGACGCTGGCTCATTTATGAGAGGTGTACCAAAAGATCAAATGACTGCTGCTGATGCTCTTAAAAATCCGTCCTATCCTTCGTTCTTTGATCCAACAACAATTGGTAAAGATCCAATGGCTCAAAGGAATTTTGCTTTTTTAGTTGGACAGGTTAAGAAAACACCTTCTCAAGATTTAACGTTCTATGCTGGTGATATTGGTAAAGGTGATGTTAGAACTGAATCAAGTAACGCTAAGGCTAAGCAAGTATTTGATCAATGGTTGTTAAGTGTTTCTTCTTTTTCAAATGCTAAAGCAAGTAAGACAAATATACCAAAAGCTAATATTACATATAATCCTGTATATGGTGCAAATGATGCGGATAATTTGGGAAAAACTAAAGCGGCATATGTGATAACTTTTGATACAGATTGGTTACAGTCTTTGCAAGGAAGCACTAATAAACCTGGTTTAATTGGCGCAATTGAACTTGAATCATTTAAAACAATAACTATATCTTTTCCTCAGGATAAAGACGTTAGTGACAGAAGTTTTAAAGATTTTAATTTTTCTAATGTGATTTATGATGTAGAGTATTCACCTGAAAAGCAATATGTAAAAAATATTGATTCCGGAGGTAGAGTAAGAGTTTATAAAAACGCAAAAGATGAATTGATTTTGGAGACTCAACCCACCATATATAATATTAAAACGGGGAATATGGAGCCATTGCAAGTTCAAACATTTCCTATAGGGCAAATTGCAAGTGGAAGTCCTATTGAACAAATTGATTTTATAGTGCAACAAAAAATCAATCAGCTTAATATTATAGCTCAAAATAATAACAAAAATCAGTTGGCAAATAAAAAATCAAAACAATAACTTATTTAAGTATGCTAAATGCTAATACAAACGAAAGACTAATGTCGGAAGGTGGTTTGCCACAAACAAATCCTCAAATTCCAGATAGTAGTAAATTTGAGTTTCAATCTGTATATGATTTTTTTTCACCACCAGATACTCCGGAATTTAATCAAATTATGGATCCTGAGTATGAAAATATGCTTAGGCAACATGCACAACAAATTAATTCCTATGCTCCTGCTGCTATTGGTAATTTAAATACACCAACACCAACATTATCTTCAGAAACGTATAACCCCACAAAGCAAAGAACCGGATACAATTTATCTACTCCGGATGGTATACATGCGTTACTAAATGATTTTTCAGGAGTAATTAAGAGTGACAAACCAGTTATAGCAAATCCAATTGCAGCTGGTATTAGAGAAAGTAATTTTGATAGATACTACAAACATCCTAAATTTTCAAAGTTAGGCTGGCATCCTTACGCTGACAATGAATCTTTTTACAATGCTAATTCTTCCTGGTGGGATGATTTTGGAAGAATGAGTACCCAGTTTGGTAATCTTGCTAGCACAGGGTTTGTTTCATCATATCGTTCTATTGGTGATTTGTTTGATTCAGATTCATATTTTTCAGGTACTGATATGGAATCAGCATCAGAATTTTCTGATGCAATGCGAATTGGGAATAGTACACGAGGTGGTGTTGCTGGTTTTGCCAATAATTTAGCACTTCAGTTTGGATATACTGCTGGTATAATTGGGTCTATTGCGGTTGAAGAACTTGCCCTTAGTGCTGGGGCAGCACTTCAAGGATATATGAATCCTTTAGCAGATGCTGCTCTTGCAGGTAGAACTGCGTTCAATATGGGTAGATTAGGTAGAAGTATAGCACAATCTTTTGATGTCACAAGGTTTGCCGGTGCTACAAGAAATATGTATAATACATTAAGGTCTGTAGACGCGGCAAAAGATTTCTATTCTTTTGCTAAAACTGGTGGTAGAATTGCAGGTCAAATTTTTGCACCAGAAACTTACAGGGCAATAAAGACCTTGAACAGTACTGCAAATGGAGCGCAAAATCTTACAAACATGGCCAAAGTTTCAAAAACTTTTGGTGGTTTTTATAGGGATTTGAGATCTTTGAACTTAGCGCTTTCTGAATCAAAGATGGAAGGTGGTATGGTTTATGCTCAGCAGTTGGCAAATAATTATGATTATTATTCTGAAAAAAACAACGGTGCCCCAGTCACTGAAGAGCAAATGGGTTTGATCACAGAAAATGCATCTAGAGCTGCATACTGGACTACACTTCAAAATGCGCCAACAATATTCTTTTCAAATCAATTGCTTTTAGGAAACGCTTTTGGAGCATACAATAAATCATTAAGTAGAATACTAAATGATAATGTTAGTGGTTTGGCCGGTAGAGTCATAAGAGCAAAGAGTATCACTGAAGCTGGTAAAGCTGTGACTCGTCCATTTATAGATGCAGGTACAGGTTTAAAGGGTCTTTATAATACAGTTAAAGCGGCTGGAGTAAGAGGTAGTGTACAAATGGGTGCGCATGCTTCACTTAGATATTTTGCTGCTAATTTATCTGAAGGTATCCAAGAATTAACCCAAGAGGCAATTGCTCATGGTACAAAAGATTACCATCTTGAAATACTTAAAGATCCTGCATCTGGTGGAAAAGATTTATTGTCTGCAACAATTGCTTCAGCGGTTGGTTCTCAATTTAATTCCCAGGGATTTGAAACTTTCATGTCCGGATTTTTAATGGGTGGTCTTGCACAAGGACCACAAAAATTACTTTTTCAAGGATTACCTAGTTTGTATCAACGTACTTTTGAAAAAGAAAAGTTTGAGGAATACAAAAAAAATAAAGAAACTTATATTAATAACTTAGTTAATTCTTTAAATGATGCTTACGAGATCACAGCAAATGATCCAATGAGCTCAATTTTTGATACAAACAAAGTCAATCTTGTTTCTCAAAAACAAGCAAGTGATAATATACTGCAATCAATATTTGATGATTCAGAATTTGATTTTGTAGATGCTAAAGATTTTTCAAAATTTCAGTCTATTTACACAGTTCTTTCTAGTGGTAAAGCATCTGACTTTAAAGCTCAGTTCAGAGATTATTTAAAGATGACCAATGAGGAATTGGCTCAAATTTTTCCGGCTAGCAAAAAAGATATAAAATCAGGAAAGCTTGCATCTAGAATGCAAGATATGATCAATAAAATTGATCAGCTTGAAGATTCATTTAATGAAAATAAAAATAAATTTCAGAATCCGTTTAATTCATCTATTTACAGAAAAGGTACTAGAGAGTATAATGAGGAAAGAATAAAAGAAATGTCTTTTGAGCATGCTAGATATCTTTACATGTTTACTGAAGATGGTTTTAAAAGAGCTTTGGAAAGATCTAAACTACTTTATGATGACTTAGCATCTGATCCAATTGTTGGAAAAATGGCAGCTAGTGATATTACAGTTTTGTTAGATCAAAACTCACTGGCTAAAGAAATTAAAATGCTCCTCAGTGAAATTTCTGTTTTAGATCCAAAGGAGAACAAAGAAATTATTGAAGCAAAAACAAATAAACTTAAAGGTCTTGATGCCGTGTTTAATGTTTTATATGCTAAAGAAAACTTAAATGCAAAAGGTAATTTTGATAAACGTAAAATAAATAAGTTACGCAAAGCTTTTGAAACTTATGTTCAATTGCTAGCAAAATCAAATGGTACTTTTGCGGATCAAAATAAAATAAAAGAAGCGCTTAAAAAAATTATAGACTATAAAGATCTTTCAGAAAGAGCAAATGCTTATAACAAATCTATTGAGTACATGAATAACCCAGATAGATTTGATGAAATCAGATTAAGGGCTTACGAATTTTATAAAAGTATTTTTAGAAATAGAGCACAGGTTTTTAAAGAGTCACTTAAAAATTATATTTCTAAATCTGAAATAAACCAATTTTTGAATGAGCTTGATAAACTAAATGTAATCCCTGATCCGGAAGAAGTTAAAATCTTTATGCAAAATGGAGACATTAATGTTCTTCAAAATTTTTATTCTGAATCAGGATTGGTTGGAAAAAATACTGACCCAGATATTTACGATCAAATTCAAGGATTAATAAATATTTATAAAAGTTCAGTGGAACCTACAGTCACTGAAAAACCAGAAGATGAAGCAACTGCAAAATCAAATGTTGAAGAAAATATAGATGCACTATTAGAAAGTGCTAAAATTGATGATGCTCCAGAAAAAGCTGAAACATCCGTATATGGAACTGAACCAAACATAAATCCTTTCATTAAAAAATTACTAGAGGCTAAATATAGATTATATGTTGGCCGCCAAATTAGTTTGGGTAAGAGTCCTGTATCTCAAATTAATTGGCTTAAAGGTAAAGAAGCAGAAAGTTATTTGAATGCATATAAAGCTTTAAAAAAGGTATGGTATAATGATCTTAAAAATTCAGGGCAACAAAGCTTAATTGAAACTAATGGTAATTTTGATATAGGTTTTGAAGAATGGTTGAAGAGCAAACAGGATGATCCTATCATTGATAAAGTATTTGATATAGTTGACTTAACTATTCACGATTTTATTAAAATTCCAACTCCTAATTCAAGTTTTGTTTCTAATACTTCTGACAAAGTTGTTGATGATACATTTGATAACGTAGTGATTATTGAAAATAAAACTTTGATTGATGATCCTGATACAGGACTTTCTACACAAACTTCAATTTTTACAGTTAGAACTAAAGCGGGTCAATTAATTGAAGATGCATATACAAAAGCAGCCGGTGTTTCATCTGGAGCAGCTTTTAGTAATATTAGTAAAGCGCGTGAGGCAGCTAAAAAACTAGATCCTTTATTGGTTGAAAATACACCTTTTAAATTTGGAGATAAAGAAGTATTTTATGGTTCTTCTGTATATGATAAAAATGGAGATGGTTATGTAGTAATTGGTACGGCTCCTGAAGTTCAAAGAGGTGGTAAATTATTTTTACTTCCTTTTGATAAAATAAAGAATGCTTCTACTAAGCAAGAGAGAAATAGGTTAGCTAAGAAAGTTACTGAAGATGAGTTTACAAACGATTATGTTTTAGATGAATTTAATTTTTCCAGGCTTTCTGAAAATACTTCTAAACTTTTAGTTGACGAGGCAGTTGGTGTTTATAGTTTTAGAAATGCAAATGAAACTGAAGAGCAAGCAAATCTTAGATTGCAAACTATTTTAGAAAATTTAACGCCGGAGGAAAAAAAGTTTCTTTTAGTTATTAAAAGAAATCCCAAAGAAGGAGTTAGAGGTAAATATAAAATAGGAACGAAGGATGAAAATCCTTATATCAATAAAGTAGCTGAGCCATTTTCTGTAGGTCTTACTTTTGCAGATCCGAACACAAGATCAAGAATAAATAATATACTTTCACAAAATGGAATAGAATTAAGTTCAGATCCAAATGGTGTATTTGGTTTTGTAAGAACTGGGTCCGTTCAATTTGTAAATAAAAAGAATGAGGTTATAAATCCAGTAAATCTTCCTAAGGAAATTATTGATGACACGTTTAAAATTTATGAGTCTCAGGAACCAAATGCTGTAACTAATATCAGAAATAATTTTGCAATTCAACAAGCTTTTGTTGATCAGATTGCTGATAAGATGGAAGGTGTAGATAGTATAATTATTCCTGCCAATGAGTTACCAGAATTTAGTTTTAATATTGGTTCTTCAGTTTATGTAAAAAATAAATCTGAGCGGAGTATATACGATCTTAAATACAATACTGTAGATGGGGTCCGCGTATTAATGATTAATGATAAACTTAAAGATGGAACTATATTAAGTCGCATATTAACGGATATTGATGACATTGATGAGAGCAATGCTTTTGTAAATAAACTTGAATCTGATTTAAAAGCCCAGCCTGGTTTATTTGAAGTTTTACAAAAAAGTCAGAGATATGTTCTTTTGATTAAATCACCTAATGGTTTATTTACCGGTGCTCCTTTAAAAACTAATAGACTTTCTGATGATCGAATTTTTGAATTAGGTCGTGAGCTTATTAAAGAAGGTATTAGAACAATTAATGAAAACTTAGTTGGTGAAGGATCTGTAGAAACAAAGAAAATTAAAGACCCAAACTTTAATATTGAATTTAATAGAGCTTTTAATAAAAAGTTTTACATTACAACTAACATTGAAGGTTATACTGTTGAAATTAATGTTAATTCAGATGGTACATTTAGAGCGGAGCTGTACGATAAAAACGCAAAAAAAGTTATTGGTACTTCATATATAAATGAAGGCAGGCAAGGAACTCTTGATTATCAAGATGTTGAAAATCCAGATATTATTGAACGTCTTTTAGATAACCTTCAGAAAAAGGGTATTGATAAAGCTACTCAGGATTACAAAGAAGATAAGAAGAAAGATCCATCTTTAGAAATTCCTGAATGGACTAAACTAGAAATTTCAAAATCTAATGTAAGAGATAGTTTTCAAGAAGATGCAACTGTTGATACAGTTATTAATAATACTGTAACAAATCTTGATGTTAATGTAAGAACTAATTATAAGCTTAGACTAAATGCAGGTTCAAATACCATTCAAGAAGTTTTATTATTTGCCGCAACGCCGGCTGCTATTCAGCAAGAAAATAAAGTAGTTATTGAGGAAACTCCTGCAGCTCCTGTTTCTGATTTAGAAGATATATCAGAAGAAGAATATACTAACTTTATAGATAAAGGAATTGTATCAAAAGATCGAATTAATTCTATAGCAAATAAGGTTAAAAATAAAGAAAACCTAAGTCAAAAAGAAATTGCTATCTTTAATGATAAAACATCAGAAATAAATAAAAGACTTGCAGAACTAGCTGCTTTAGAAGGAGTTAAACCGGCACCAATTGCTGTAACTACTCAAGAAGTTACAGCACCTCTTAAAAGAGAGTTGCAACAGAATCAAGTAAGAATAAAAGAGATTGAAGCTGAAATTGATAATGCTGAATCCGATATGGTTAAAGCAAGTCAATTAATGGAAGATAATGCTGAAAGGCAAAACTTAATTGCGCGGAATAGAGAAATTCAAAGAAAGTTGCTTGCTAACAAAATTGTAAGTAAAACACTTAGTGAACAAGAAGTTGCTGACATTGATGAGTTTGTAATTTGGGCAAATAATAATTTGCCAAACTTTATTACTGTTGACGATATCTCTAATCTTAGAGATAACCTGGTTACTAACGGTGTACGTGTTGGGGCTTTTGTTTTATCAATGAATCAAATTGCAGGTGGAATGACTGTAAAAGGTACACTTTACACCGGCGCTAAATCTCCATATAAATACCATGAAGCATTTCACGGTGTATTTAGATCTTTACTTTCTAATACACAACAAGATAAACTATACAAGATTGCTGAGGCAGAATTAAAAGCAAAGCTTGGTAATAAGTTTGAAGAAGAACTATCTAAGTTTAGAAACTCTGCTGATTCATATAAGGCAATGAGTAGAAAAGCTCTTGAAAAAGAGTTTTATGAAGAATACATGGCGGATGAATTTGATAAGTTTAAAATGGATCCTAGATCTACAAAAGCTAATCCTGCAATTAAAAACTTCTTTACTAGGCTTATTGAATGGATTAAATCTTTGTTTAGTTCTTATTCACCTAATGAGCTTCAAGAATTATTCAAAAATATTGATTCAGGTAAATTTAAATCAGCATCGCCAATCAATAACAGATTTACTGATAGTCTAGCTAATGGTATCACTCTTGCTAATAAAATTATCCCTGTGGAGATGATTGAAAGTGAGACAGGTGCATTTGGATATAGGACTTTAGATAATGACTTTGCAAGAAGTCTGATATCTTCTATTTCTGCAAGAGTTATTATGCTTGAGCAAGAAAATAAAAATGCTAACTTTAATCTAAAGGAGGCGGTTAATGATTCTTTCAATAGATTTAGGGCTCTCTATAGTACTAAGCGAGAAGCCTATAAAACTATGGAACTTACACCTGACCAAAAAAGTAATCTTAGAGATATTGAAAAAGCTTTTTCTGATTTTTCTGATTTTATTAAGGAGGGTGTTTATGATCAATTAAAATATTATGATATTAAAACAAGAAACGTTGAAGATGATTTAGAAGATTTAGAAGAACAAGTAGGAGATAGACTTAGAACTACTGATCAGTATGACAAAGATGTAACTAGTATTGGTGGGTTTTCTTCTCTTTCTTCATTCTTGAGAAAATACATTGGAACAACTTCTATTTCGGAAATGGACCAGTTTGGTAATGAATATTTGATTGATCAAGAAAAAGATATAAATGGAAATGTTATAGAAGGAACCGGTGAAAAGCTTTTAATTACTGTAGATTTTGCTACAGCTTATAATGGCTTTTTGAAAGCAGTTAAGAATATAAATGATCCCATTAAGATTTTACAACGTCTTTATTTTTTTGGTATTAATAATCCTCAAACTCAAGCTGTAGTAAACAAATTATTTCTTGATTTAGGAATTAAATGGGAAGGTCAACTTGAAAATGATCAACTTCCTCAGTATTCTAGTACTATAATTGAAAAATTTAGAAATGGCCAGGAAGTAACGCCAGAAGAATTAAAAGAAGGTATTAATAGACCTTTACTGCTTCAAGCTGTACTAAAAGGTTTTGAAAATGCACGTGTTGATTACTTGTTTATACATAGAAGTCCAGGCGATAAAGTAACCACATATACAGCAGCAAATAGAGATGATGCCAATACCCAAGTTGATAGATGGGGGCAAGCTTATATTCAAAAGTTTAAACGTTTAAAAACAAGTAAAGACGCTAGAGATAAAATTGTTAAAGAATTACAAACACTTGGCTCTTACTTGCAGTTTGTTGGAAAAGATGAGAAAGTAAGCAAAAAGCTTAAAAGCAGGGAAGATGATATACTTTTGAAAGATGCTATTAACTTTTCAAAAGTTATTGAAGAATATTTAGGTATTAGTTTAAGTCCAAAGTTTATTGAGTTTAGTATTGCAAAAAATCTTGAAGAGTTAACACCTTATCAGAAAGCATTACTAAATGCAAATTCTAATGCAAAAGTTTTAGAAAAAACTGATGTTGTAGAAATTACGAAGGCTATCGCCAGTAATCAAAATTTATTTACTATAGACGAAGGTGTAAAGATTAGACTTAAAGTAATTGCATTATCTAATGCGGAATTTGATGAAAATGTTGGGGCTTCTGTATTCAAGAATCCAAATGGTGATTTAGTTTATGCTCACCAATTACCATCATTTCATTTAAAGAAAGTAAACTCACTTAATGATATTACAGATAATGGAGCGAAAATTGAACAGTTAAAAAATTCTGATGACTATCTCAAAGATAACTTTCTTTTAAATAGTGAAGCATTTAAACAGCTTTCAGCTGAAGGTAAATTAAGAGTTCTAAGAATATCCGGATCAAAGATTGGTAATATTGATTTTGATGAAGATGGTTTGATGTCAGAAACTTCAGGTAGAACTCCTTCATCTGGTACAACTTATGGTGATTCAACACCAAGAGAATTTATTCTTAATTTGATTAATTCTTATAATTATGATGTTGACTCTTCAAAAGGTAAATTAAAAAATAAAATTTCTTGGGCAGCTGAAGATAAAACAATTAACGTTGCAGCTATTGCCCCTGTTCTTTTACGTGTACTAGAATCTTCAAACACGGGAGATATGATGGCTTTACCTGTATTTAAAGCTGTAGAAAAAAATTCAAAGGGAGAAACTGTTTTAACAGGCCAAGCACTTGATGCTATATTAAACAATATTGCTGCTGAATTTACAAGAATACAAAAAGAGTCTAATCCGGAAACTGCAACTCAAGAATTATACGTTGGATATAATGCACTTGCAATTGAAAGTACAGAAACAGGAACTGAAGAAATTATTCCTATTAATGTAAATAGCCCAAGTATTAATAAAGCTAGAGCTTTTAACTTTCATAAAACAGGTGTTCTTTTAAGTCCATTAGGCCAGAAAAAAGAAAGCCGCCAAGGAATTGTAACAATTCAAACTTCTGATATCAAATTGGAAAGAATTGAAAAAGGAAAGCAAACATCTCTTATATATGATCAAAAAGCCGCAGAACAATTTATTGGTTTTACATCTACCGGTGTTGTTAGAGATGCTATTGTAAAAACTAAAGATGGAGACAAGACTATTCAAAAGAAAATTATTGGTAGAGGTTTAATAAGAGTAACGCCTGAAAATAGAGAAAGAATATTTGAAGATTTTAAGGGCTCTATTTCACTTATTCAAAATGATCAGTTTAAATATGAAGTACGTATTGGAAATAAAAAGTTTTACGTAGAATCAATCAATGAGCAGAAGTTCTTACAAGGTAAGAAACCTATGTACATGTATGATTTGATGGAAGTTGGGGAAGCTGGTTTAATGGATCAAGTCACAGCTCTTATTGGTGGATTTGAAGCTGAAGGTTACTTAGATAAACTAACTGAAGCAGCGCGTTCTCAGGAGTTTGCAGGATTAACTTTTATGGAAGCTATTCAAAAGCTTGGTATAAAGGAATCAGAGTTGAAAGGATTTTTGCAAAATAGAATGAACCAAGAATTTGCAGAGTTTAATATTACACTGGACGAACTTGTTGGTGCAGAAGGTGGATTAGGAAACTTCTTGACAAATGGCATTCAGTCAGGATCTGGTACAATAACCACAGAATCTAGAGAAGCCGGTCGTTTATTAAATATTATTCCTGAAGACAAAGCATATAATCTAAAGCAAATCTTTTTTAATGACTATATAAATACTACGGCCATTAACCAAATTTTATTAGGTGATAGTGCTTATAGTTTGAAGGACGCAGTTGATGAAATTAAAAGAGCAAAAGCACAGTCAGCATCTTACTATAGTGCAGCAAGTACAGTAGCTGCACCTGAATATGGTATTTACAAACCATTACAAGAAATTTCTTTGTTTGAGTTAACGGAACCTATTGTCAATTCAACTCATAATATCAGTAAAATTAAAAATGCAGATGCTCAATTGTGGATGACAACTAAAGCTTTCCGTAATTTTCAATACGGTTTTGGTAAACTTACTCCAGCCCAAGCAGCTTTGTTTGATAAAATTGAAAATGGTGATGATGTTAGTGCTGATGATATTTTTGGTACAGAGGAATCTACCGGATATGCTAAGAGGCAAGAAATGCTTAATTCTCAAAAGCTTGTCTATGCGGATGGTAAAACATTCGTTAAGATGTCAGCATTCCCATTATTACCACAGTTTACTTCAATAAAAGACTCTGAAGGTAACTATACTATTCCTAAACCTAATAAAGTAGCTTTACATAATTTAAGAGTTAAGCTTGAAGCATTTGAAAAAGAAAATGATACAGTTTCGGTAGCTGCCCCAAGATCTGCATTAAAAATGATGCAAAAGAATGTGTCTAACATTCACAGTGTTACTGGAACAACAAATCCATTAAGTCAAGATCAATCTGTTACACTTAATGCTAATTACTTAGGTTTACAGGTTATTAATCCATCTAATAAAACTGTTATAACGGATCCTACCCAGGTTAAAACGTTGGTTACTTCTGAACAGAATGATTCTACAGAAGTGATAGTCAATGGTAAGAAAATAACACTAGGTGAAGTGAGAGCTGCTTATCATAAAGCAACTAGAGATAGAGGTAACTTAAACTATATCAACAAAAGAAATTTGATATTCTCTTTTGATCTAGAGTATGCAATAGATGAACTTCATAAGAGTATTAAAGAAAATGCTATTACTGCAGATCTTTATACTTACTTGAGATACGCAGAAGCTAGTCTTGCATCTACAGGTTCATCAAGTCATTTGATGGAATTATTTTCACTAGATGAATCCGGAAATCAAAAGTATAATCTTAATAACCCTCT